GAGGTGACATGATGGCGTTGATTGCCCGTTACGGCGACACTCTAGGGCTCAAGGAGTCTGACGTGAAGCAGACCCCAAGCGCTGATTATCTCTATCGGTTTACGGTTCTTGAGCACCGTTGGGCGGCAGCTCTAGATCGGATCGTTGCAGATGTCGACTATGACAATTTCAAGGATTCAGTCTATGATCGACACTCACCCGAGAGGGCTCGTGTCTACTCTAAGGTGTGGTGTGACATGTTAGCGGTCCAGATTGAAGAAGAAAATAACGCAATGGAGGCCTTGAACAAGGAGGCACCTCCGACTTACTATGATAACAACAACGAGACGCTCTTGAATACGTCTCGAGGAGAATATTGAAATGTCGAACAAGAATTACGCAGCACAGAACCGCAACGCTTCAATCCGCAGCCGTGAGGACCGCCGCGGTAAGCTCCGCACAGAGACCCACCGCCGTGATGAGGGCAGCGTCAACGTTGCGGTCACCACGAACCCGACCAGTGAGTCGACGATGCTCTTCATCGACACCCCGGACGGAGATTCCTACAGCTTCGACGGCCGTACGGCGCGTACGCTCTACCGAGCGTTGCAGAAGCACTATCAGTTCGTTGGTAAGTCCATCTGAACTAAAAGTTAGATAGACGACTGGGACGGGAGCGCATGGATGGCGCTCCCGATTCTTATTTAACAGGAGCAACGCGATCATGAAACTCTCAAAAGAAGAAGCACTCTTCCTATACGGGATCCTATTCCACAATACAGCGGGCGAGGGGTTGGGTGAACATCAATCACAAGCTCTTGAAATTCTCAGTGAGCTAGCTGATTCTGTGCTGCAGCCTGATGATTCTGAAGAATCAACGGGCGAAATTGCTTCATCCGATGAAGACGATGGACCTCCTGAAGAGGATGACTACTCAGATGATGAAGACTCAGAAGAGTATGTTAACTATGATTACTTTGTTACACCTGAAGCTGCACATGGACTTAAGCCCATCTTTGTGAAATCACCCACTGGTGATAAAGTCACACTTGAGTTTGATATCACCGAAGACGATCAGAATAAGGTCGATGCCCTGATCGATGACTCGACTGTTATCATCGAAGGTATCACTGCAGTCGTCTGTGGGGAAGGCAAGATTGCACTATATGATGGTGAATCATACCACACATTTGAAATTGCAAAGAAGCTTCCAAAGCAGTGGACGTCGTTCTTTACCCAGGGGTCATGTGTGGGATTCCAAGCATCGGGAGAAGATGAATGAATGTACAACTAGCGCCCGAAGAGCTGCTGAGAGTCTATGAGACTCTTGTTAGATCAGCCGATGCAGCAGACAATGCTGCTATTCTAGAAAAGTTAAAGAAACCCATCCTGTCTGCTCTTGAGAAAGAGCAGGAGAAGGCTGAGAGTCTGTTGTTCAAGAACTGGACAGAGAGTGAATCTCGCAAGATTCAAATTCTAAAGGATGATCTGAGCAACATAAATAAAGCAAAGTCAAGAAAATCTCGGGGGTGAAAAGGTTTCGACAGCGCAACAAGAGCATAATCTGCAGGCACCGGTGCACGAGGATCCGGTTTCAATCCAAGTGGCGTTAGATGCCAACGATAACGGCCTCTCTCCTCTCGCCCTCGCGGCCTGAGGAATGGGTGGGAACAGCCTAGAAAAAGAATTGTTCCAGACAATGCAGTTACCCCCCGTTGTTTGGGGTGGATTTCCTGGGAGGGTGGTGCCCAGGACCTTTTAGGTTGAGAGCCCCGGGCTGAGGTATAAACCTGGAACTCTCTAGACGAGGATGGTGTCGATAAATCCATTCCAAGCCTGTGAAAGAGGAGTATGATTGAGTTGTGTTGGACCCCGGTTCGATTCCGGGCACCTCCACAATTAAAGAGAAGAGGAAATATGTCAGCAACCAATCACAGTTTACTAGAAGAGATCCAGAAGGCGGAGGCGGCTCTTGCCGAGTGTAACGCTGTTGGCGATTTGGCGGGTGTCCACAAGTTGAATGAATTGCTTACTGGGCTAAGACAGCGTTTCTTTGCTCAATCACAAGCGTTGAACGAAGCCAAATCACTTCTCAAGGGTTAAACATGTCTAATAAAGTAGATTTATACGATACTCTCATTTCGGACAAGAGTCCACCACCCATCACTTTGCGCGTGATGGTTCCTACCCTCAGTTCTTTTTCTGAGGGTGTTCCTGAACAGAGCGTTAGATCCGAGTCTTATATTTTGCTCTCTGCATTGCCCCGTGAGCTACAAGAGCGTGTGAAGACAGCAGTCATGTCAATAATTTCAGGAATGTAACCTGATGTAACCCGTAAGTCATGTGTTGCATATTTAGCGACCCATGATGTCTAAAATCCTTTACGAGTTGAGACCTGCGGCACAAGTGCATCGGGTCTCATTCTTTTTTAGGCCATGTCATCATAGAGTTGTATTATTGATGCGGGAATTTGATGGATGACAGCACGTAGGGTCATAGATGACCACAAGGATCTCGATAACATCGGATCACTCACACACGTAGAGATAGATTCACATGTAAATACGACACCCTTTGTGGTCACTTCAGGAGCGATGCCTTTTGCGCCCCCAACCGCTCGTTATATCGCTGCGGGTTCTGGCATCAGCATACAGGATTACGGCCCCGGCGCCGGGTTGGTCATCTCTTCGACGGGATCTAGCTCCTACGTTTTTCCGAGTGACTTGACTGTATCTTTGACGGGTGGCCGGACGTTTGGCCGCTATGCTTCGGGCGAAATAATCCCAGCGACGGGCAAGACTCCTGCAGAGGTAATCCTAATGGCTATTGCAGAGCCGATAGCCCCCACCGTCAATATCACTACATCGAATCCACTCACTACTCAATTCAACATCAACGGTCCGACTAGCACGACCATTAGTGCTAGTTACGTGATCAACTCAATGGGAGCCAGTGTTTCTTCTGTATCGTTGGAGTTCCGTACGGGTAGCATGGGTGCTTGGGCACTGCTTACAAACGTCCAAGACAACCCATTCGCTGCATCACACATGTTCAACGCACCCTCTTTCTTTACTTCTCAGCTGAATTATAGATACACGGTCGTGGATACACAAGGTGCGACCACCACGACAACCTCGACGATTACTCCACAATCCTATGCTCCTCCCACGATCTCACTTAGCATCAGCGCAACTCCGACCGGTGTTACGGGTGAGGGTCCGCTTAAGCGTGAGAGAGGCAACACTGACTCTCAGATAAATGGTTCAATTACACGTCAAAGAGTAAATGTCCCAATAACTTCTTATTCTGTGCAGTACTCTCTGAATAACTCAGTATGGTCTGTTGTGCCTGGTCTTTCAGCTGTGCAGGTACTTGGTAATCCTGCTTTAATTACAATACCTACGACTCTGCACAGTGATCCCACACTGGTCAGCGAGACGATCATATACTACCGAGTCGTAGTTGATGACATCTACGCCACGACGTATTCACCTCCTGTGATCGTCCACTTGCTTGACACGATCTGGTATGGCCCCACCAGTGCTGTCCCAGCCACTTCTTCTGACGTGAGGTCTTTAGCCAGCCACGTTTTTACTGACGCTGCTGACCCACTCATACTCAACACTGGAAACGTTCAGAGAAATTTCACAATTGCTCTACCTCAATCTCACACCGTCACAGAGGTAGTAGACCTTGACGCACTCAATGCTGTAGTGACGTCAAATTATTCATTGACGAACCTCGGAGTAACAGACGCAGGCGGAACAACAAGACAGTACAACATATACACAATGACCAATGCAATCCCTTACACTGGGAATCACCGCCACCAGTTTAAACGAACGTAGGTAAGGGATGCCTGGACCGTTGGGATTACAGCTACCATTTGGTATACAACCGGTCAATCCGGTACCCGTTGATACGTGGTCTGGGCCGTATTCTGCCAACACAGAGGCAGCAGCAATCTCTGCTGCCAATTCATCAATTCCTGCCGCCATTAGATTCCAATCTATGGAAGTGCGCCTCATCATTGGAGGCGTCGCCCACAAGTATTGGTACCGTGACGGCATACAAGACGCTGACCTCGTAGAGTTTTCATCCGGTAGTGGTGCATCAAATTCCCAAACAGTTACCACTGTCGAATGGAGCTTTATGGAGGTTCCCAGCGGCGGGGTAGACGGCACTAACAATGTCTTCTACCTCGCAAACTCTCCCGAGCCATCAATATCCTTGATGCTCTTCGTGAATGGAGTCCTGCAGTTGCAAGGCGCCAATTACGACTACACCCTGGCAGGTGCAACGATCAATACGTCTCTTCCCCTTGAGATCGGCAGTAAGATAGTTGCGACCTACTCATATGTAAGTGCAGGGAACTCCATCGCATGGATGGAGATTCCCACAGGTGTCACGGATGGGAACAACGAGAATTTCTCACTCTCTAACGCTCCCAACCCACCCAGCTCACTTATGTTCTTCGTAAACGGTGTCCTGCAGATGCAGAATCATGACTACACACTGTCGGGTCAGATTGTCACACTGGTCTATCCACCCATATCAGGTGATAACCTGTCTGCCACCTACTCCTATTGACTACTTTTCAGACCTTGATTTCTTTAGACGCTTGACAGTATCGTCGATTTTCTTTGATCTTTCCTGTGCCTTGGGCTTTCGTCTTTCTTTTTTGGGCTTCTCTTCTGGCACTGACGCCATCGCGAGCACGGGCTCAGACTCGGGCTGATCTGTCTCTGACGTTGTAGTCTCTTGACTCTCTGTTGCTGCATGAATATCTTGCGGTAATTCTTGTAGTGTCACAATCTCTTCAATTTCTTTAGATTCTCTGATTGACTTCAAGATGTTGTCGTGAGCAATTGCTTCTCCCGTCTTGATGTCGCTATATGATTTTGCTGTTTCAACTAGTTCTTTTATCTTAGAGTGTGAACGGTCTAACCATGATAGAACATAGTTTGCTATCTCTGCGCTTATCTTTCCCTCACCTACAAGTTCGGTCAACTCTTCTCGAGCCGCGCTAATGAATCCCTTGTGTATCTTAGAAGCTTCTTTCATCGCACCGAGGCTTCCGCCTGCAGAGATTATTTCAAGTTTCTTCTTTTCAAGTTTTTCTTGTAATACTGTCTCTATGTCCTTGATGTCTTTCATGTTGTTGACTCCGTAACGGTAAGTATAGCGCTTAAAGAGGAAGGGCCCCAAAAGGGGCCCTTCACTACTTCACAGCTGAGCTGTGACCGTCATGCCGTTCAGGCAGCGCCGCGGAGGATGACCGTGATCACGTCGTCAGACGTGAGGCCTGTGACGAGGCCGTGATCGAGGTCAATCTTATCACCCGTACCAGCGAGGTTGTTGACGTCCACGCCGTAGGCGAGGAGGACACCGTTGAGGTATACGTCAACAAACTTCTGATTAGATGTACCTAGGACACCGACGCTTGAGAAGTCTAGGGTGTCGCCCGTGATGTTGCTCGAGCTGAGGTTGCCCTTCTTTGCACCGCCCGATGCTCCCTGGTAGAGGGTCTCAAGTGCGCCCACAAGGGTCTCACCTGCGGCCCAAGCGCCAACGCCGAACACTGCCTGGTAATCAGCGTCCGTCATTAGGCTCACTGTATCGCCGTGTGCGCTGAGCTTGAGGTCAGCTTCTGCCGAGAGCTTCACGTTCGAGCCGTCGACAGCGAGTGAACCGCTGAGTGCACCCTCTGCGACACCGAGTTGAATGTTGTTCAACCAAGCGCCGGCGAGGTCAGCTGTCGAGAAGATCTCGGAGTTGCCTGCGTCGACATCTGCGTCGTTCACATTCTTGGCAAAGACGAAGTCGTAGCCGTTGATCTTTGCACCGACTGCGATGTCGCCACCAGAACCTGATCCACCATGGAGAACGATACCACGGGAAGCGGCGGCGTTCGAACCGGTGGCGAGGTGGATGATTGCATCCTTGACCTTGAGATTCTCGGTTTCGATGTAGGTCATTGCACCCTGGACGTAGAGGTCGCCAGAGACAGTGACATCACCCGTGAACGAGCCGCTCACTGCCTCGAGGTTGTTGTCGACCTTGAGGTCGTGGGAAATTTCAACCACGTCAGTTGCTGTGATGACGAGCTTGTTAGCTGCCGATGAAGCCATCGACACGCCGTTTGAGAGGGTGACTGAGCCGCCCTTCACCTCGAGATTGCTGCTGAGCTCAGCAGAACCCGTGACGTAGAGCTTCGAGCCGTCGAACCAGAGCTTTGTTTCGTCCTGGATCTCACCCGAGGCGCCGACGAGGTAGAGGTGTTGTGGCACGTCGCCGCTGATCTTGATATCATTCGCAACTGTTAGTGAGCCCGAGACGCCGAGGTCGCTAGCAATGTAGACCTTGCCGCCGAAATCAGCGACACCCGAGATTGCTAATGAACCCGTCACCTCGAGGCGATCGCCGCCGACGGTGAGACCGCCTGCGAGGACGCTGAGGCCGTTGCTGATCTCAGCAGAGCCCGTGACGTAGAGACCACCAGCCTTGTAGTAGAGGTCGTCGGAGTCCTGGATCTCGCCCGTGGAGGGATCTACGAAGTAGAGGTGCCCAGCCACGTCGCCGTCGATCTTGATCTGGTCGGCAGTGATGCCACCGTTGAAGTCCGCGGCGGCTGCGAAAGTGGATGCACCGCTGACATATAGAGCAGCAGCTGCGTAGACGTCTGCAGAGAAGTCTGCGACGCCGTCGACGCCGAGCGTGCCGCCGACGACGGTGTTGCCCGAAGCATCAACAGTGAAGTCGCCTGCCGTGACGACTAGGTCAGAGACCGATGCGTCATAGCCCCAGGCGAGAGCATCGCCTGCAGCTGATGCCTGTGCAAGACCGACAACCTTGTGGCTGTCCATGTCGAGTTCAGAGGCTGCCTTGGCATTGAAGGTAAGAGTGTCGCCGGCTGCATCGCCGAGTGTGACATTGCCATCAAAAGATGCATTGCCTGCGACATGGAGCGTGTCGGAGAGGTCGGCCGAGCCGGTCACCTGCATGCCACCAGTCTGGACAACGAGGAAGTTGCCAACTGATGCGCTGCTGACCGTCGAGATGCTGCCCTGGAAGTCGGCGTCTGCGCCGGAGGCGTGCATTGCTGCGTAGATCAATTTAAGATCCTGGCCTGATCTTGCACTGTAGAAGTGATCCTCACCGAGGATTCCCTTGATCTGCGTGCGGAGTATGTTTAGGTCGCCGACTAGGGAGCCGGGAGCCTGCACTAGCGAAGCGCTTTCGTTGATATCAACTACTAACGAACCGCTAATCTGTGACTGTTGAATGTGTGTTCTAGACATGTTGTCTTCCTTTTCTCGAGAGTTGAAAGGGATGCGTCCCACACTATGTGGATCCACATCAACTTTTAAGTATAATCATCTACGATTTTTTCAAACAACGCTATGTCATTTTTTGAAATTTTTCGACTATATTTAACGCATGAGCGCATCGAAAATTGCCGCAAAAAAGAAGCTCAAGAGACTGCTCCACAAGTCAAGCTATCTTCGACTCGAGATTGAGGAGAGGAGTGAAGAATTAAAGGAGCATGAAAGACAGTTTGAGAAGAGCTATTGGGAAGAGTCTGAAGAGCAGGAAGAAAATAATATCGAACAGAGCAGTGATCATAAGACTATCATAATCGATCAAGGCGGCGAGGGGCCTGACCAGACAGGATCTCACTCTGATACCGAGCAAGCACCAGAAGAAATATCCAGTGCAGACCCTCCACCCGACGAGATGCGGTCCCTGTGGAAACAAATCGCATTCAAGACCCACCCTGATAAGACAGGAGGTGATCCTGAACTCTCTGAGGCTTACAAGAAAGCGTCTGATGCGTATAGTTCTGGTCGCTTTGACGAACTGCTCGACCTTGCTCTTACCCTGTCCGTTGAACTTGAAGATCCGTCCGATGCTCTGATTGCTCTACTCGAGAAGAGAGTCCAAGCACTAGAAGAAAACCTCGATTCAATCTCTAAGAATGTTTTATGGGACTGGGCTGTTTCTCCGCCCGAAAAGAAGAAGAAGATAGAGCAAGCGCTCCGTTCACATAGAAAGCGCAAGAAATCAAAGAAGTGATCTGGATATATAATCACCTGTGCCATGTTCAATTTGTTGACAGTCGACTTTGGTTCCTCTAAGAGCAATGCAACCGGATCCAACGGGGTCGGATACACGGTCTATGATGTCTCAGGCAGCATGCTGCTGTCGAGATCGATCGACGGTGTTAATCAGACCGCACCCGGTATCTATTCTGCCAACGTCGACATACCTCCCGTCACTCCAACCGCACAGATTGTTTGGGACACAGGCACGGCATTTTTCAAGACATACTACGCGACGGATGCCGTCGACCTCACCTCATACATGAGTCTGTCTGAGAGCATTGCCGGCATCGGATCATATGTCAGCACCGCAATTGCGACCGACCTAAACAACCTAACCAGCATGGTGGCCCAGGTGATGATCGACGTCAGCGCAATTAAGGATCACACGACGGGGCGCTGGCTCATGAAGGACAATCAGATGATCTTCTACAAAGAGGACAACACCACCGAGGTCGCCCGCTTCAATCTATTCGACGATGCAGGGAAACCCTCTCTTGAGAACGTATTTGATAGGCGCAGGGTGTAGCCTTGCCCCGAATGACGACGAGGGGTCTGGGTAAGGGTACGCCCGGCAACCAGGGTCTTGTCACCGGTGGATTCGGCAAGCGGCTGCTCGTTGAGATCCAGCGCATATATCGGGCAGGCCAATCGGGCACCAAGCGGGCGCTCGAGAGGCTCCAGGAGGTCCTTGTCTGGGCGAAGCTCATCCGTGTCAACGATTCACCGCCACCGGTCAAGATACAGGGATTTGTCAAGGCCCACGTTGAGAGGTCGCCGACCTACAGGAAGATCACAGTGCAGCCCATCTCTGCCAGGGTCAGAGACATCTCACAGGACATCAAGATCTCTGTTAAGAGAATTAAGCTACGTTGACAGATGGGAGATACTTAGAAGAGATGGAACCGTTAGTTGAAACCCTAGACCTCGACATCGAAGAATCCAACGATCTGGCCTTTAAGATCAAGATGGAGGGCATGGCCGCCTCGCCCGCCAAGGTCCGTCTTGTCTGCGAGGGCAAGGATGTCTCCTATATGTTCAACGGCTACGGCACGGGTGAGGATGAGGTCGTGCAGTTCACACTACCTAAGATGGGTGGACGTCTCCAGGAGGGGATGTACCAGGCACGGGTTGAGGTGTTGATTGACAATCGCTACTTCTCTCCCCTTCAATTCCAGATTAACTTTAAGAAGACCTTGTCAGTCGTTGCAGAGGCTATCAAGGTAACACCCAGGGTCGAGAAACAGCAGATCAAGGTGACTGCTACACCTGTTGCTTTACCACAGAGGTTTTCAGCCCAGACGATAAAATTTGAGCAGAAGAAACCCGAAGTAGAGACTTCTCCGGAGGTCGGCCTCGACGACCACTCGGCTCCTTCTCTCAAGACTCTATATGAGAGTAAAGTCGATGCACCTGACACTCTTCGTCGCAAGACCCTAAGACAGAAGTTCGGCAAGCGCTAATCATGCCTCGCCGTAAGTCTGACAAAGAGATAGTCAGAGACAAGATCGGAGCGGGGGAGGGCCCTACGGGCATGATGGACTATATGCCTCCATCCGCTGGTCGATATCTTGTCAAGAACGGACCCGAAGAAGATGGTGATGCGACTCTTGAGGAGTCTATGCTGCGTCAATACATCTTTGAGATTATCAGGAAGTGTGGAGATGAGTGGTGTCTCTACACCAAGAAGAAAGACCGAAGTACGGGCCGCCGTCGTCGCCTCGGCACACACAGCTCAAGAGCTGGTGCTGAACGTCAGGAAAGAGCGATTAAATCTCACGGCGGGTAACTGCTACATCGCAGTTGAACATACTTATCTTCTAGGGTAGGTATCATGACTAGCTTTAACGCCACCATCAGCCCCACACCATTTGGATTTTTTGATTCCGATGCTGAATTTCAAACAGACGCTGACTCAATGGTCACGTTTGTCAAGCGCAAGTTAGGAGACGATGTACTTTCGGTCGAATTGACGAAGAAGGAGATTTGGGCCTGCTTCGAAGAGGCATCTTGTGAATATGCACGTCTTGTCCATGAGACAAAGATTGTATCTGAATTGACCAACGTCCTCGGGCTAGCAACGGGATCGACTAACCTCACCAACCGCTATGCCCAGAGATCACTAGAGTATCTTCTCCGCATGGCTGAACCCTATGCCACGAACGCATTTGTGGGAGGGTCAAGCGACCCAGTGTGGGGGTATTTCAACCTTGTGGGCGGTCAGCAGGACTATAACATATACACTGATCTCTTAGATACTCAAACGGGCACACCCATCTACGACAACCTGCCTGAAGGATTCAAGGGTAAAATGAGGGTTGTTGAACTCTTTCACGTCGAGCCCCTCGCTGCTCAACACTTCCTCCTCAATGCTTCCAATATGACAAACTTCTTGGCTACTAACTTCAATTACGAGTCGTACGTCAATTCAACTATTTTTTACGTTCTGCCCGTCTTTGAAGACGTCTTGCGTCGTGGTATGCTTGAGACTGCATTTAGGGTTCGCAGGTCACAATACTCTTATGAGATCATGGGTAGCAAATTGAGAATCTACCCGATACCCGTAACTGATCTACAGGTTGGTAATTTGTACTGCAAAGTGTTACCCCCACAGGACGTTCTCAATCCAACAGCGTATGGTGATCAAACGATATACGGTGTCTCAGGCCCGAACAACATGCCCCTAGACAATATCCCGTATTCGACAATAAACCAACCCGGTCGTCAATGGATAAGACAGTACACGTTGGCTCTGTGCAAGGAGTTACTAGGCCTGATTAGATCTAAGTTTCAGTCGATTCCGATCCCAAATGCTGATCTCCAGCTTAACGGTGAGAGTCTAGTAAGCTCTGGCAAAGAAGAGAAAGATAAATTACAGACACAGATGAAGGAGTTTTTGGCACAGCTGACACATCAGAAATTATTAGAGGCTGACGCTCTTGCTGCAGAATCACTCAACAAACAGCTAAGATTTGTGCCAATGCCTCGAGGCACTGCGATCACGATCGGATGAGGTGAATCATGTCAAGGCTTTTCGTAACCTTTCGCGAACTAAATTTCATCAGTGATATCACGAAAGAGATCATTAAAGACGTAGTGGGTCAAAAAATCTACTATTACGCAATCTCTGAGCTGAAGACACAGACGCACGCTGTGTATAACGAAGCACTTCAGAAAGTGTATGACAATCCAATTGCACTAGACTGCCTAGTCGATAACAACTTTCAAACTGACACAAAGATTGATAAATTTGGAGTCGACGCGCAGTTCAAGATAGAGGTTTTTTTGCAGCATAGGGATCTCGTTGACAAGGGCATCAACGTCAACATCGGCGACTTCTTCTCGTTCTCTGACGTATTCTATGAGATCACAGAACGTGTCTACATGCGCAACATCTACGGCCTCCCAGAGCATAAAGATGGTGTTAAGCTCATGGGTGTGAAGAGCCGTGAGGGTCTCTTCAAGGCTCCCACCATTGGTCCAACAGACATCTCACGTCCTGAAGCGGACGCTGTGCAAACAGAATTTCATCAACAGCGTGGCGAAGCTCTTGATCAGAACGGTGATCCCACCGGTGACAAGAGGGACCTTGTTGAAAATGGTGTTCTTGATAAACCCCTAACAGGACCCAAGGAGGTCTCGGTGAAGGGCGATCCGCAGGGTGTGGGATCTTCCTTCTACGATGAGTGAGGAGAAAAGAATATGCCCACTCGATTTAATCCCGGATCACAAGTAAGCTACGGACAGTCTCCTCTACCAACTGGGTATGAAAAGAAGCAGGGGCAAACTGATCTGACTATTCCCCCGTGTGGAATAGAAGACGTTGACACTTCACTTTTCAATTTATTCGAAAAAGAGATTGTGCCCGAGTACGGCGGTGTCGGAAGTGTGCCCGTCACAAAAGTGCCGATCATATTTGCAGCTGGAGAAAAATGGGCACTCCTGAAGCGCGGCAGACCGATTAGAGATCGAAACAGTACACTCATCCTGCCCCTTATCACTATCATGCGAACAGACATGAACCAAAGTGTGAGTGATGATATTGCTGCCCGCGGTATAAACCAGCAGCAAGGAGAGATTGTGGTCAGAAGAAGGCTTGATAAATCAGACAGGGATTACCAAGCACTAATAAACAGATTATTGCTGCCCAATCAGCAGAATCTTGCTGTACCATCTACGAGCAAGCATACATCAGGTCAAGTAACGACTGACAATCAAGTCGGCGAGCTATCAAGCACAAAGTTTGTTCGAGATGGTGCCTACTTGACGCCAAACCTTCGCAATAACGTGTTTGAGACGATCGTCGTGCCGGCACCCCAATTTTACACAGCAAAGTATTCGATAACGGTGTGGTCTCAGTACACCCAACACTCGAACCAGATTATGGAAAAAATAATCAGCTCGTTATTGCCGCAGGGTCAGTCGTGGAAACTTGAAACTCCCAAGGGGTATTGGTTTGTTGCGAAGGTCGATGACGGTAGTTTTACTCTTGAGACAAATTTCGATGATATGTCACAGCAGGAAAGATTCATCAAGAACACTTTCACTATTTCAGTGCCTGCTTACTTCTTCGCAAATTCATCACCCGGCAGTCCAGTTCCAATCAAGCGATATGTCTCTTCTCCCATCGTTGAGTTCACTACAACGGCTGCTGATGAGTTGATTGAAAATATTTCTTCGACGTATGTTCTTGGCTCTGATGATCCGACTCTGCCACTCGACGAGCAAGGCAACGTGCGCAGAGATCAAAGAAGCGTTGGGTGGAGACAGCAGAAAGTGTATCCCATATTACCTGACGTTGCTGATGATATGATGGGCAACGTTCCCGAAGATATAGATCCTGTGACTAGATCTCATGATCCAGCTTCATCCACTCTTCCCCGTGGATATTCAATCAAAACTGTCACTAAGAATTCAAAGGGAGAGACAGTTTACAGCGGAGCACAGCTTGGTGGGCTGGACATAATCATCACTAAGAAGTGAATTCTGACCTTGACCATGATAGTTATGTCAAGAATCTAAGATTCAAGGAGATCAGATAATGGCTGAGCAGACATTCAAGTCGCCCAATTTTTACGAGCGTGAGATTGACCTTTCCGCTCCTGCAGCTACAGGCCCCGTCGGCGTACCCGCTGCAGTCATTGGCACGGCTAACAAGGGTCCCGCTTTCGTTCCCGTTACCGTTGCAAATATGAACGAATTTGTTCAGAAGTTTGGTAATCTTGATCCAAAACACTTCGGTCCTTACGCAGTGAATGAGTTCTTGAAGCATCGCTCAGCTCTCACATACATGAGAGTTCTTGGCGCTGGTGCTAATGCTTCTGATGCAGACATCTCTAACACTGCTGATTACGGGACAGTCAAGAACGCAGGGTTTATCCTGTCGGGATCGGCAAGCGCTGGTGTCTCAGATAAAAGGGATTCAGGTGTCGTTCAGTTCTTGACAGCCAAGCACGCTTTATCGACCAATGCTGCTTTCGGCATGCCAATGTTTGTTGACAATGATTCGGTCACCAGTGACACTGTTAATTTAGTAAGGGGTCTCGTAATGACTCCCAAGACTTCAAGGGTGATGGTTCTACCCTTGTCGACACAGGTCCCTTCTACGGTCGGCTCAGCCGTCAATGATAGCACAACAGTTGACAGTTTCGGAAAGTTCAAGCTTCTAGTTTCTTCTTCGCTTGGATCTTCTTTCTGCACGACAGACTCTGTTCCTGGTATCAAGGTCTTTACCGCCTCGTTCGATCCATCAAGCAAAGATTACTTTGGTAAGGTTCTCAACACAGATCCTGATAAGTTTGTCCAAGAGCAACACTATCTCCACGCTGATTTTGCAGTTGACGTGAACGTTGCCTGGGTAAGTTCATCCTACCCAGTTGCCATACTTAGCGGATCGTCTAATCACTCTAATGACGGTAACCCAAACCGGTTCTTCCGTGAGGTCTTTGGGTCTTACGATACACGTTTCAAGGCTCCTGCGTCATCGTATTTTATCTCTCAGCCTTTCGGCACCACGGAATATGATCTCTTCAAGTTTGAGTCAATCGACGACGGTGAGTATGCAAATTCACTCTATAAGATCTCGATTAGTAACGTCAAGGCTTCAACCAACGACTCAAATAAGCACGGAACGTTCAACGTGCAGATTCGTGACTGGAATGACACAGACACGACGCCCAAGGTCATAGAGCAGTTCTCAAATTGCAGCCTCGACCCAAGCTCAGAGAATTACATTGCCAAGAAGATTGGCGACCGCAAGGTTTTCTATAGCTTCGACGCAGTCAACCCCTCGGAGAAGAGAATCGTCGCCACGGGCAAGTACAACAACCAATCTACGTATGTCAGGGTCATCATGAATCCTGCCATCGAGACCGGAGCAATTCCCGCAGAATCTTTGCCATTCGGTTTCCGCGGACCTGAAGCGCTCAACGTCAATTCGATGCTTGCCGACACAGACGTCTTGTCGCCATCTGCGTCTAGACTTGCTGGCCAGCTTGCAGCCGGTGCACTAGCTTTGACTGGGTCTTTCATGCCCCCGCTTCCGCTTAGATACAAGGTAACTCGCGGCGAGACTGCCACGTCAGGACTTGCAGGAGCTGCTGGTCCGTCTGAGCACGCTAATTCAGCATATTACTGGGGTGCTATGTTTGAAAGAAGCAGCGTGACTTCTGACCCGTATTCTACTGACGTTAGAAACGCTAACGTGAGTAGTGAGAAGAACAATCTCCTTGAGGGTTTGACTAGATTTGTTGGCATTCACAAGCTCGACGCTCTTGTCACTGGGTCTAACGCAGACGTCGTCAATAACAACAAGTTTACATTATCTAAGGTAGTTCTTGGGAACGGTAGCGTTGCTGATATCACTGCATCAGTCAATACACACATGAAAGAGGCTGCCTATATCAGGAATGCTAAACTCGATAACACAAATTACACGTGGAACGACAACGGCAGCAATAGAATAACTTTTGCCACGCTTCTGTCGACTGCCACGCCCTCTCAATTCAACCGCTTTTCTTCATACATGAAATTCACTAACTTCATGTACGGCGGGTTTGATGGAACTAACTTCCTAAACCGTGATGCTCGCCGACTCAATGATAAGTCTGTATCGTTCGACGTCAATGGAGGAGCTTCACCTGGGTTCGTCCCAGCAGGATTCTTGAGTAATCCTTCTGGCGAGGACGTCTCTAACAATGGTGTTGCATCGTATCTTGCAGCAGTCGATGTTATGACAAACCCGCTCGAGGCAAACAACAACATACTTACAATCCCTGGCATTCGCGAACCATACATCACTGACCTAACGATGAAGAAAGTTCGAGATTATGGCCTTGCAGTGTATGTGATGGATGTTCCATCGTACGACGACGGTGGATCTCGCCTGTACGATGATTCATCTGCCAAGCCAAACATCAACCTCACAGCTGCAGACTTTGACACAAGATCGATCGACAACGACTACGCAGCAGTTTATTACCCCGACATATTCATCGATGATGCAACTAATCGTCGCAGGGTAAAGGTGCCCGCATCGGTCGCTGCACTCGGCGCCCTTGCTTTCAACGACCGTGTATCGTACCCTTGGTTCGCACCAGCCGGTTTCAATCGCGCGGCCCTCGACTTCGTGTCTAACGTCGCGGTTAGACTCAACGTTCCTGACCGTGATCGCTTGTACGAGTCGCGCATCAATCCGATTGCGTCGTTCCCTCGTCTGGGATTCGTGATATACGGACAGAAGACGCTGAAGGTCAATAAGTCAGCTCTCGACCGTGTCAACGTCCGCCGCTTGATGCTAGAGATCAAGCGTATCATCATCGGCATTGCACAGAGGATTGTCTTTGAGCAGAACACACCCGCAGTTCGCAACAAGTTTGTTGCAGACGCATCGTTCCAGCTTGGTCTCATCCAGGCACAAGCAGGAATTGAGGCGTTCCAGGTGGTCTGCAATGAGTCGAACAACACTCAAGAGGACACAGACCTCAACAAGCTCAACGGAAGAATCGTCGTAGTGCCGACGAGAGTCGTTGAGTATATCGCCATCGACTTTGTCATTACAAATAGTGGTGTTCAGTTCGTTTGAAACGCTTCAAGCTGAATAGTTAGAAAATCGGAGAGTTAAATGGCACAACTAAAATTTGGAAGCGCAGGAGTGACAGCAAGGGAGATTGACATCTCTAGTCCAGTAACACAGCAACCTTCCGGTGTTCCTGCAGGTATTGTTGGAACTTCGATGAAAGGTCCTGCGTTTGTCCCAATCACCGTCGGTAATTTATCAGATTGGTACTCTAAGTTTGGGACAACAGATGGTAAGAAGTTTGGACCGCTGGCCGTCATTGAGTGGCTACGAAATGCACAGTCGGTTACGTATCTTAGGGTTCTCGGCGTCGGTGACGGTCGTAAGAGAGACGCAACGGGATTCGTAAATTCTGCCGGCTTCAAGGTCGGATCCGAGCTACCCAACACTGATAAGAGCCGTGGCGATCTAGGTGCGATTCTACCCAATGCTCTTGCAAATTCTAACGGTCAACCCGGCAGGACTTACTTCTTGGGTTGTTTCATGTCTGAATCAGCAGGATCAACTTACTTCAGTGAGGCTGGGCTACAGGGGCCTGGTTCTGTTACGCCCGGTGTTTCAGACGCGCTTCCAATAGTCCGTGGCGTTCTCATGGCGCCTTCAGGCGTTCTGATCAGCCTATCGTCTTCTGTCCCGGGTTCTGACAGCTCAGCTCCCCTAGCAAACGCAGTGGGCAATACGCTATATGCTACGAAGGGTGGCACAGTGGGTTCAGTCGTCCTATCAAACAACGGAAGCCCAAAGCAGGAGTTCACTCTATTCCTCAACGGACATAAGGGTTTAGATGTAAAATATCCAAACGTCATCACAGCTTCTTTTGATCCGACATCCAACAACTACTTTGCTAAAACCCTGAACACTGATCCGCTTAAGAGCGAAGTTGCTGGACACTATCTGTACGCTAATTGGGACATCCATCCTTCCTTGGCTACTGTCACGGGTACGAACCTCATTCCTGACTCATTGAACTCTGCGATAGTCGGGAATGCCGGCGCCGAGCCCGTAGCTTTCGTCGTATCATCATCGGTCCCGTATGACACCTCGACGTCGACTGTGCCAAATTATGAGTCGTTCAAGGATCGATTCGGTCACGCTGTGTCGCCTTGGATGGTTTCACAAAAATTCGGCGGCAGACCACAGGATCTCTTTAGACTACACACACTTGATGATGGCTCCAGTGCATCGACTAACTTCAAGGTTGCAATTGAGAACATCACTCCATCGACTGATCCGCTCAACAAATACGGATCTTTCAACGTCGTGCTTCGTGATTGGACAGATCGTGATCTTGACAAGAAGAACCTTCCCAACGAAGTCTTCAACGGTGTGAACCTAGATCCGTCGTCTGATCGCTATATTGCAAAGGTAATCGGCGATATATACGCTTACTATGACTTCGATCGTGAGGAAGATTCACAGAAGCTCGTAGTAGAAGGCAATTATCCCAACCGCTCAAATTACGTCCGTGTAGAAGTGCATCCAGACGTGGTCAACGGATTCGTTGATCCATCAGCACTTCCAATGGGCTTCCGTGGTATTAGCCACTTGGTTACAAGCGGTTCGGCTCCCCTTCCCACTGTCGGCGGTGTCAATGCTTCTGCACTACTTGATGCTGACACCCTCAAGAGATCTTTGACTCCTCCACTTCCGTTCCGTCGCAAGGTCACTCTATCGACTGAATGGACGACAAAGGAGCAAGTAGAGCCTAAGTTTTACTGGGGCGCCCAGTTTGAGCATCCCGACTCTCTTCTCAAGAAGAACAACAGCATTGTTCCGAACAATTCACTCAAATCGTTTGCTAAGTACTTCCCTAATTTTGCAGTGGGCGCCGCCCATTTCATCACGGGCAGCAACTCAGGGCAGCCTGACACTGCTGCACTCGGGGTTATAGATTCAGATCGTTTCTGTAACAACTTCTTCTCGCTTGAGAACGTGCAGGTTGTAACTGGATCGACTGCAAGCGGCGGGTTCGCCGATCCCACCAAGTGGGTCAAAGCTGTATATGCTCGTAATGGCAATCCGGGATCAGTTGATCTCTCTGGTGTCGCATCAGACGGCAAGGGCGACGAGAACAAGGTCAGGGGCTTGAAAGTCGAAGACCTCAAAGTGTCTGCAAATAGACAATTTGCTAAGTTCTCATGCATCATGCAGGGTGGATTTGACGGTGTCAATATCTTCAATAATGATGAAGCGTCCCTCAGTGATAACGCTGCACACGCTGACATGAACGCTGCCGGTCGACTCCTACAGGACGGCCCAACGGTTCGTACCTATCTCAAGGCACTTGACGTGATGGCTAACGTCGTCAATCTCGATATACAGCTTCTTGCGATACCTGGTATCCGTGAGCCCATCGTTACCGACACTGCGACACTAGCTGTCATGGATCGTTATGATGCTCTCTACATCATGGATATCGAGCAGCATGACGAGAATGACAACCCGGTCACAGATGATACGATGCTACCTTCGGTTACTACCACGGTCTCGCAGTTCAATAACCGCTCAGTAGATTCATCGTTTGCAGCAGCATACTTCCCAGACGTGCTCTACAGAGACCCAATCGGAGTCAACATCCAGGCGCCTCCATCAGTGCTTGTGCTCTCTGCTCTGTCACTCAACGACGCAGTCGGTCATCCTTGGTTCGCTCCCGCAGGTTTCACCCGCGGTGCACTACCTGACGTCGCCCTAGAGCCCAGAGTCAGACTAAGCCAGTCTGATATGGATACCCTCTACGACTCCTCAATCAACCCGATCGTTGCCTTCCCGGGCGCCGCTCGCAGCGGTACCAACCCCCGTGGTGGTATCGTGGTGTGGGGTCAGAAGACGCTTCAGGTTGCCGCCTCGGCCCTCGATCGCGTCAACGTCCGTCGCCTCCTCATCGACATCCGTCGTCAGGTCCGCGACATCGCACAGACCATCCTGTTTGAGCCAAACCGTGAGGCAACCCTCGCTCGGTTCTCTGCCGCCGTCACACCACGACTCCAGAGGATCCAGCAGCTCAGCGGCCTCGAGCGCTTCAAGGTCGTGATCGACTCTTCCACCACGACCCAGGACGACGTCCTCAACAACACCATCCGTGGTAAGATCTTCGTCCAGCCCACCAAGAGCATCGAGTTCGTCTCGCTTGACTTCGTGGTGGCCAACAACCTGACCCAGGTGCAATGAGATAAAACTCCGGTAAATCGGTCATAATAAACTGTGGCTGATTTACCGGAATAAACAAGAAGTTACGGTATGACAATGAGAATATCAAAGACCCAGCTCCAGCAGATAATTGACGAAGAGATCTCAAGGTCTCTCCTCCGGACGCAGAACCGACGCCTCACCGAGAGCGTGCACTTCGGGACCGTCGACTCAGGTCACGGTAGCTTGTATGACGTCGACGTCAGTGAGCTGCTTGAATTTGCAAAGAGCTATGCATCACTCGGTGATATCGTTCAGGAGCAGCTTGACGATCTCCTCGATCAACAGGAGGACGCCGAAGTCAATACGAACGCAGTCCAGCTGATAGAAGACCGCCTCGGCGGCATGAACGCAGAGATCGATGAAGCAATCAGCGTCTGGATGTCGGGCGGAGCAGATTCTAGATGATTTTTGCTAATCATCGATTAATGAAAAATTTTTGTTAGATTCACATACTTAATGAAGGACAACAGGAGATAACACATGGCTGCTGAAACACTTGACGTCACATCAATGATCCCGGCTAAATTTGAGCCGAAGCGCAAGAACCGATGGGTGCTCATGATCGAGGGCATCGACGCATACATCATCAAGACATCGGCACGCCCACAGATCACAACTGAAGAGGTTGAGATTCCCTTCATCAACTCCCGCCGGTACCTCGCGGGCAAGACCACCTTCGGCACGATGGCAGTTACCCTCCACGATCCAATAGCTCCCTCCGGCGCCCAGCAGGTTATGGAGTGGGTCCGCACACACTATGAGTCGGTCTCGGGCCGCGCAGGTTATGCCGACTTCTATAAGCGTGACATCCAGCTCAAGTTGCTTGATCCCGTCGGCACGGTGGTCGAGCTCTGGGACATCAAGGGTGCATTCATCCTTGAGGCCAACTTCAACGAGGTGACATACGAGGACGGCGGCCCAATGGAGATTTCTCTCTCGCTACGTTATGACAACTGTGTTTTGCAATTTTGACAGTCACACACACTGTAAAGCTCTGTCGTCAAAAAGCAACCATAAAAAGGCCTCCCTTAGAGGCCTTTTGCTTTTAACACATACAACGAATCACCATCGGGCTGTCTCTCCAAAGCACACGCACGTTGATAAATTGTCTTTGACTACATACTTACTCCACAGCAGGAGACATTCTACATGAGAATCAGACTATCACAGCTACGCAGACTCATCCGTGAGGCGGTCGAAGAGGCCATGGAAGAAGAGCAGATGGAGCAGGCCATGGACGAGCTCGATGAGCTTGAGGAGTCCGATGAGATGACCCAGTGGACCTCGGGCTATTCGTCCGGCGGCACCGGCGGCAACCGCCACGGAGACTCCTCGGGTGAACCAGAGCGTTCCGATAGTAATCGCCAGGCGGACCGCGAGTGGGAAGAGAAGATGGACAAGCAGAGAGATGAATACTTGAAGAACCGTGAGGACTCAGAGTCTAGAGATTGGAACTGATTTCGATCTTTCACCCGACGACGAGGAACACTACGTCAACTCCCCACGCGTGATTGTAAGATTAAATTTCTGACTGACGGAGGCTTCATTACCTCCGTTTGTCATTTAAGCACACAAGTTTAATCACAGATTGAGTCGAGATTATTTTTTGCAAAATGATTGGTGTCTCATACACCGTATTTTTTACGTGTTGCTGTAAAGCTACCCAGGACCTGTGATGGTGTGAGGGCAATGTTGTACACGCGAAATTCACCCAATTTCATGTTGGTGTAGGTGCCGTCGCCCATGTTAGTGCTGTCTCCCGCTGCAATTGCGTAGTACAGACCCTTACCACTCTCAATCGGGTTCACCCTCTGGTATGTTACGCTCCCGGCCGCTACACCGTTGACGTACGTAATTAATTTAGTACCGTTATATACCATCACAAAGTTATACCACGCATTAAGCGGTGTTGGAATATTTGATGCAACAGACGTGATGCCAGCCTGACTCCAAGTGCCGAATTTCATGACTCCCGCCACCATGTCCATCACCGCATTGTGGAAGCCTGTCTCAAGTGTGGGTTGTCCAAGCTCACTCAGCAGGACACCATTGTCCATGGGATATGCCCACAAAGATAGTGATGTTATTTCTCCCGGTACCTTGGGTCCAAGGGAAGTGTCCGTCACGAGGCGTTGATTAACACCGTTGAATGTAATCACGCTGTTCGAATACACGGGTGTGTTGATCAGTGTGCCGTTGCTATTTCCCTGCAGGTCATATATGGCTGTTCCCGCTCCTGGATATGACGCGATGTCTTTCACATCATAGAAGAGCACGAGACTATCATTAGATATTATTTCAGAGCTATACGAGAACGCGTTGCCGAATCCACAACTCTGTGAAAAACTGAAGGTCTGATTGAATCCCGTGCTGCCCACGTCAACCTACACCCGGGAATCCATTTGAACCCGTGATGGGTGTCATGTTTCTTGACGGTATAGTCGTTAGGCCACAGACGACCGAGAAAGAAGTCGAGGCACCTGCAGATCCTGATAAGAACAATCGATCTGCACGAAAATCTGCAGAGAATGACTCTGATCCGCTCAGGATAAAATAGTTAGAGTTCTGCGTCGAGAGACCGTTCGACGTAAAGCCGACTGCTATCACTCCCGACTCTGATGTGTTTCTGATCACCATGAATCGTGAGACGTATCCGAACTTGATCTCCTTTATCTCGCCCAGAGTGACATACGATGATGTGACGAAGGGACTAGCTGATATCTGGTAGGCGTCGACTGCGCCTTCTCCTTGGGACGGGTAATTCAATGCCATGTCTGTAAGTATCAATGTGCTGGATTATTAGCTTAATCTTCTATTGTTTGCGTGATCTTACGTTTACTTGATCAGGAATGTGTTTATCTTGTAAGAACAGGAGAAGATCATCCCCATGTCAGACGAGAGAGAACAGAAGAACTCAATTTTTGCAGCACAGCAGGCAGCAGCATCAGGTATCGACCCGCGCATTCCAAGACAGTCGGCACTTGAAAAAGTGAAGGCAGACTTTGGTCTTGATGTACCCAACGAAGTTGTCCCTCTCCCATCTAATGGCAAAGTGTATTCTCAAGATTCTACATTCTTTGGAGCTGAGGCTGTGGAGATTCGTTCCATGACGGCTCGTGAGGAAGACATTCTTACTTCACGTGCCCTCCTAAAGAAGGGCACAGTGATTACGGAGCTCATCAAGTCATGCCTCGTCGACAAGTCGATGAATCCACTCGATCTTCTTTCGGGTGATCGCAATGCTCTCATGGTCGCCATTCGCATTACAGGATACGGGCCAGAGTACAAGGCAGAGCTAGAGTGTCCTGAGTGCAGCGTTAAATCTCCCCATGACTTCAACCTGGCCAATCTTCCGATCAAGCGTCTTGAGCTTGAGCCCGTTATTGCAGGCGCAAATATCTTTGAGTTCAAGCTTCCTTACAGCGGCAAGCTTGTTCGATTTAAGTTCATGACAGGACGTGATGAAGAAGAGATGGTCCAGCTCGCTGAGAAGCAGAAGAAGTTAGGCCTGTCGAATGAGAGCAACGTCACGACTAATCTCCTACATTCAATTATCTCTATCGACGGCATCGAAGACCGCTCCAAGATCTCTAATTTCATCAAGAACATGCCCGCACGTGATTCGCTCGCGCTTCGCAACTATGTTAAGGATAGCGAGCCCGGGATCGTTATGAAGCAAGATTCGACGTGCAACGCTTGCGGACACACTGAGGAGGTAACAATGCCCCTCGGCATCTCGTTTCTTTGGCCTAACGCCGGCTGATAAAGAGCAGCTCGTTCTAGAACCCGCCTTTTTGCTTATGTATTACGGCGGGTTCTCATGGCGAGAGACTCAAAACATGCCCGTCTCATATAAGCGTTGGTTTATAGAGAGAATCAATCGTGAGCTAACTCGCACTAATGAAGAGGGTGCGACTCAGAGCCGTGCCCTCCACCAAAACACCCCCGACGTGAGATCAATGCAGGGCCGCGCGCGCTCACAAGTTCCGTCTAGATTGCGACGCTTTACATAATTTGCGGCAAAAATCTTGTCAGTTCTTTATTTACACTAGGCAGGAGCAGCAATGGCATCTGATAAAAAAGATTTATTGACTGAATTACATCTCAACTTGACTGGCAAGATTTTTCTAGCGGCCCTTGGGTCATGGCTGGTGGGTAAATGGGTCAATACCAAGATTCGAGGTTCAGAGCGTGAGATTGACGTGCTTGCCAATGCGCTGGCTGCATCTCGTCGCTTCCAGGACGAGCTGAAGAGACCCGGTGCTTCGGTCCAGAGTGTTGTTGATAAGCTGCGTATTAAGCAAATGTCAGCTTCAGAATTTGAGCGGGTCCTGGGCGTCCGCTGGCCCCTGTGATTGGATAAAAGATGGCTGCACCAGGCGGAGGAGGACCAGGCGGAGGTGGCGGAGGGTCAGGTAATAACCCTGATCCAAAAGTAGCCGAAGCGTTAGCAAAACAGATGGCTTCGACCCGAGATGCTGCTCGGGCCGTCACAGCGTCCTTTGAAGATCAGCTCAAGGTCATCACGCAACTTCGAGACGCCATGTCCCAGATCAACAAGGACATGGAGAGTATGTGCAACCCTACCAACAACGCTCTCGCCCCAGAGAATTGGGATAAGACAGCTGAATCTGTTAAAAAGTCTACTGATGCTACAAAGGGCGCCGCGGTCGCAACTAAACAAGCAGCAGAAGCGACTAAGAAAGACTATACAAAAGCTCTTCTCGTCGCACAGGGTGCTCTAACAGGATTTTTGCAGGGCCTTCGAAACCTCAAGGCGTTGACAAAAGCAGGGATTGGTTTCTTCAAGTCTGTCGCTTCAGGTGCGTTTGAACTGACAAAATCGATCGTCGCTATTCCGTTCAAGATGATCACCGGCCTCTTTAGCATGGCTGCTCGCGGGGGCGACAACGCCTTAGCAGCCGCGGTCGAAGAAGTGCGTGATCAATTTGGATCATTGAGTTCAGAGTCTTCGCGCACTGTCCTCGGTGTCGCCAATGACATGGACAAATTCAACGACACCGGTGTGTCTGCATATCAAATCTGGGGTAATGCAGCAGAGCGAATAAAGGCCGTGAACGAGGTTGCCAAGGGCGCAGGCGCCACTTTCCAGGTATTCCAAGGCGAGATTGCACAGAACGGCGAAGCGATGATGCGTTACGCCAAGGGCTTGGGCTTCTCTGAAGATCAATTTGAGAGCCTGGGATACGCCGCCATGCGTACGGGCAAGAGCATCACCGAGATTGAGAATGACATTACGAAGCAAGCACTCGGCATGTCGAAGGCGTTCGGTGTCAACGCAAAAGTAATCTCTCGTAACATGGGCGCTGCATTGAAAGACGTTGCGCACTTTGGGCAACTTGGAAATAAAGAGATGGCCGCCGCGGCGACGTACGCTGCCAAGTTAGGTGTTTCAATCGACAAGTTGACGGGAGCAATGGACCAAACATCAACGTTTGAGGGTGCTGCTGAAGCAGCCTCAAAATTGGGTGAGCAGTTCGGTGTGAACATTGATCAGACGGCTCTAATGATGGAGCAAAACCCAGCCAAGAAAATCGACATACTCAGGGACGCTTTTAGGGCTGCGGGTAAGGACATGTCCAAAATGGACTTCCAGACCCGTCAGTTCATCAAGTCGACCTACGGCGCAGACGATGCAATGCTGGATGCTGCATTCTCAGCTAAGAATGCGGGCGTGTCATTCGACAAGATCAATGCTGAAGCAGGCAAAAATGAGCAGAAGACTCTGTCACAGTCCGATGCAATGCATGAACTGGCAGATTCAATCAAGCGGTTGACACCCGGTGGTGATGCCCCCGGTAAATCCATCTTCGAGTCGATCACAAAGGGCATCGGCGCAGGTATCCAGAATACACAAGAATTTAGAAGAATCATGCAAAATATGTCCCAGGTGCTGCAGAAAGCATACTGGTTTGGCGTCAAGCTAGGTAAGATGTTTGTCGATTTGTTCCCGGGAGTCAAAAAAGTGTTTGACGGTCTTGGAGACATGTTCGATCCAAAGCGCTTTGACAAGATGTTTGGAGGTATTCTTAAGGCCTTTGACGTGTTCAAGAAGGGCGGCACCGGGAAGATGGATGATTTCTTTAAGGAGATCAAGGACGTCTTCTTGCAGTTCTTCGATAGTGGGAAACCCGGCGGCAAAAAAGTCCTTGAGGGTTTCAAAGAATTCGGCAAGGCAGTATCTGAAATATTTGCTAAATTGTCAGAGTGGGTCATCAAGAAGCTTGCAGTCATTATTGATTCAATTGCTGACTGGATCCAAAATCCCAAATTCCCATCTGTCAACACAGGTGGCATGACGGGTGCAATAGCCGGCCCATTCCAAAAGTCCCTTGATGCGCTTATAGATAAATTGTGGCCAGCTATCAAGAAACTTGCAAGTGTCCTGTGGGAGAAATTCAAAGAAGCGATCAACACTCCAACTGGGCACAAGGTCATCGGCGTTGCAATAGCTGCTGTGCTGCTTCCATCGATACTGGGTGCCCTAGCAGGTGCTGCCTCTGCAGGTCTATTCAAAGCTGCGGGTCAATTAATTTTCGGGGGCCTCGGCAAGGGCACTGCAGCCGCTGCACGGCAAGATGGTGGTAAGACATTCGGCGGCTTGATGGACAACGTCAACAAGTCGATGGCGACAGCCCAAAAGGCAGGTAACCTGACACAAAACCCTGCCGGCATGATGAATTCGGCGATTCCTGACAGCGACACGATCACCAACATGGAGACAGCTGCCCGTTCAAAAGTAGACTGGGGTGGTCTTACGAAATTTATGGCGGGACTTGCGATGGTCTTTGGTGTGGGTCTGTTGGCATTTGCCGCGGCACTTAAGGTCGTCGAGGGTGTCAGCATAGAAGATATCGGCAAAGCAACATTTGTGTTCGCCGCGGTCGCAGCCATGTTGTTGCCTGCAGGCATGTTTGTTAAGAGCGTCGGTGATGCTAAGTTAGACAAAGTCGACACCGCGGGCCTCATAAAGGCTGTTGTTGCAATCGGCGCCATCATGCTTGAAGGTCTTTATGTTTTCTTGCTTGGCGTCGCGGCCATAAAGTTGATCGCACCTTCATTCGAAGACATCAAAAAAACAGGTCTGCTGATGCTTGAAATGATTCCTGTCTTCCTCGCAGCTGGTGCGATAGTCACAGTTCTGGCGCTCGTCGGCGTCGAGGCTGAGGCGGCGGAAGAATTCATCATCCCCGGCATGATAGCGATAGGTGTGATCATTCTCGCGATGGTCCAGACCGCTGCTGTCATGGGCATTCTGACGAGATTGATTAGTCCGACTGCAATGCTTGCTGGTGCGTCAGTGCTTGATACCATGGCAAATGTATTCATGAAAGCAGGAGTCGTCATTACGATTGCAACCTTAGTCGGAGCTGCCATCGTTTCCTCAGCAGGTATCGCGGGAGCATTTGCTCTAGCCGGTCTTGCTGCGATGATGGTCGTAATCGAAGCTATGGCAGCCACCGCTGTAGGGGTCATGGCGCAGCTGGCCACGATCAAAGAGAGTCCCGCTGCTGTTTTAGCAAAATCATTAGCATTCGCAGCGATCATCGATGCAATCGCCAACATGATGGGCAAGGTCGGCGACATCCTCAAGGCGATGGATTTCGGCTGGACGGACTCCGCAGAAGCGAAAACAGCCCAAATCAATTCTGTGACTGGAATGATAAAGGAGTTGTTGAATGGATCTGACGGCAAAGGTGGTATCAACGCAATTGTTCGTCAACTCATCGAATCCCTGAGAGTTCTGTCTCCCGATAAAATCGAGCCCCTAAAAGCATTTGCGTCAGTCATGCAAGCTATAGCGAGCATGATGGACGCTGTAGGGAAGTCCGTGGGTGGTCTATCCAGCAGCGCAGGCACCTGGATCGATTCCCTCAGGGGCAACAAAGAAGCCAACATCAAGGCAGCTTTCGATGGTGCAACAGCTTACATGGGTGTCCTGCTCAAGTCAATAATCCCACTCATTGATAAGATCAAGGATGTTGCTATGCAACTGGGAGACGTAAAGGGCCTCGACAAGTCAGGTCCCGCAATTGCGTCGATATTCCAGGCGATCGGATCGTTGATGCAGGCTGTCATTCCCGACATGAGCAAATTCAAGAAGACCATGTCGAAGAGTGGAAGTTATGCATTTGCTTCTGCTGCAGCCACCTCTGAGGGAATCGATTCAGACGCAGTGACAAGCCTTGGAGCGTATATCACGACCGTCCTTGGTGCCATCCAGAACAACCTTGGTCCCATGATAACGTCGATTAGCGCAGTGGGCAAAGATCTTTCGAAATTGTCACCTGAAGGCTTGAAGGGAGTACAACTCGTCGGAGACATCTTCAAGACGATCGCAACTTTGGTTTCTGCTCTGTCACCTTCACTCAAAGACGTCAAGCCTGCCCAGGTTCAAAACGTCACAAATTCGACTGTCCAAATAACCAATACCTTCCCCGACCTGAACGAAACTCTGCGGGGCATGCAAAAGACTGTCCCTGAATTGATGAAGTCTATCATAGCGATAGTTAAGGACGTACCTGCAGGCGGAGAGTTTAGACAGAAGCTCGAGACCTTCGGCAAGATTCTCGACGTCGTGAAATTGATCCCAGGCATGATCAAGGAAATTGCTGAGATTCCTGATCCTGGATCAAAGGGCTCGACCAATGCATTCCTTGAAGTATTCGGGCACATGCAGGGAATACTGTACGCCCTATCTGGGCAGACGTGGGGTGGTGGATACTCGATCAAGCCCGTGTTTGATTCACTAAAGATCATCACCGGTATGATGACGGGTGTCGATGCGACCGCCATCGAAAAATTGGCAAAGATATTGAACGGTGTTGGAGCTTCGATCAAGGCAGTGATGGACGCACTCGACCCCATATCCAAAGGTGGGTTCAACGCCACGGACATATTCCTTGGCCCACTTGGACACCTCATACACATTACTGCAACATTGGCAGGTTGGGAGTATAAGGGGGGTTACAGCATTTCACAAGTCATAGACGCTGTGAAAGATATTTCGAAATTTCTGGGAAATTTCGACGGCGCCGACCCGCTGAACAGGCTAGCAAAGATGATAGAGGCGATGGGTGATGCCATCAACAAGATCTACACATCGTTAGATGGCATCTCGAAGCATGGATCCGGTGCTAAAGATTTGTTCCTTATCCCGCTTGAACAATTGATACACATCACTCAAGCTCTCGCAGGGACCGACGACATAGTCTCCAAAGCGTACAGCATCGACCATGTTACCAAGGCCGTCGGCAAGATCGCTGAAGTAGTAGCAGGGTTCAAGGGGGACACAGCATCGAAGGGTGTTGAAAAAGCTGCGACTGCAGTTGGAGGCATGATAGAGGCTGTCCTAGATCTCAAGGGTCCCGCTACTTCGATCTATTCTTTCTTCGGAGAGGGGTCACAGGCTGACATGCTGGCTGCTTCTCTTGAAGATATCGTCTACTTGCAAGACAGCATCATGTCAACGATGGACTGGATTGCCACCATGGGTGACATGAATTCTGCAGAAGCAATTAGCAGAATTCAAAACATGGTGTCGACTGTTCAACAGGTCGAAGATTCGATCAAACAGCTCAAGTCTATCAACCTCGAAACTCGTCTGCAATCGTTGGCGGGTGGATTGGGGCTGGGCAAGAGCGGTACGTACACCATCAAGTCTCGTGAGATCGTGATCACGGTCAACTTGGACGTCTACATGGATGCGAACGATCTTGAAAAATCTCTCGTTTCTCGCACTAACTCTATCATTCGTGATCGCATCAACAACGTCGCCGATCACGTTGGGCTCACTGACTCAGAAAAGATCAGCAGAGACAAGAGCAGGAATCAAACATTAGTTGCAGCAAGTAAGGGTACTTGATGTATGATGTGCGGAGGCAACCATGGACAAGAAGAAACTAATCGAGCAACTCAACTCCCATCCGCAGTTCAAGACTGTGCTCTCTCTAGCGTCGGACGAAAAAGAGCGTCGGTCGATCAAAGCTCACACTGAAGAATTCCTGATGAGAGCATACGACAGCTTCTACAAGGGCATTGCGCCTGCCTTGCAGAAGGATCCCAACACAGTAAAGAATGCGTTCCTAGAGTTGGAGAAGAAGCTAATTAACGATAACAGCGGCAGCGTTGATCCGCCCACCACATAATATGGCAAACGACCCAGGACAACCAATCGATACAGGCACCGGAGGATTTCCTGCGGACGACGGCAAGCTTCACACGATCGAGGTGGTGCCGTCTCCTGACACTAGCACCCCCTCTACCCCCACCGAGAATTGGTCACCTGGCCAGGTTGCAGTCGATAAGACCCAAAGGGACCTGTCGAATAGCAACAAGGCCACACTCGGTTCTTACCTCAGCAAGGTAACTCTAGGGCAGGCTGGGGCGGCAACGAAGCCCAATGCGTACCCCGTTGCCCACAAGAGCAACACCACACCCGTCACCTCTGTCTCGCTTGAGAAGGACGGATACACCGTGGGGCTGAAGACCGACTATGGGACTGGGCCCGACACTCAACCACACTATGCCGACATAAGCTTAAATCAATATAGCAACACGAGAAACGTCGATAAACTCAAGTTAGATCGCACCGGCCCCATCGGCAGCGACCAGGTCGATGGCCACCGGTTGCTACCCGAAGCAGTCGATCTAAACATAGACTTTAGCTCTGACGGCACGCTGACCAAACGACCCCTGAAGAAGGGCGGAGCAGTCGGCAGATATTTCGATGGTCTCGGCGGATTCAAGAACAGTGCGTATACACCCGGTGGCACTGAAGCAGATCCCGTCCCATTCCTCGACGGATCAAAGGGCACGCCTCCCAATCGCAACCTGCCGCTCTCCACACCACATCCCGACGTCAGGAACGACATAGCGGATTCTACAAAGGTGACCTTGGCGACCTACCTCGGCAAGATCACACGTGGTGAAGAGGGTCCTTCCTCCGTCACGAATGTGTATCCCGTCGATAGTCCACCCAACACGGTGCCGACCACCATCAAGCTTGAAAATGATAAGGGATATCCCACTCCACCCACCCCAGTCGAAGCTTCCCACCCGGGTCAAGAACACTTTTCTAACCTCGGTACGGGCCGCTCAAACGCGTCGTGGAAATTGGGAAATTTACTTCGCGGCCGGCAAGAGAAAACGAATCCTAACACACAGGTCGACGGTAATCAACTTCTGCAGCGTGCTGCAGACCCAAACAAAGCATATCAGACTCCGCCCGATCGCGGTACCGTCAATATCACGAATTTGGTTGCGGGTCCGATCGCTGATTACTTCGACGGATTCGAGCAGGCGTCGACCGACAAGTATAAGCCCGGTGATAGCAAGAAAAATCCAACAAAATTACTTGATGATAAGGTCAATCCACCCCCACAGATTAATCTCGACTTACGCGATCCATCACAGATACCACCTCAAGTCGCACAGGCTGACATTACAGACGGGAATAAAGCGACCATCGGCAGCTACCTGTCGACGAGGTTGTCTGCGAACGTCAACACTCCTGATAAACGCTTTCTTAGCAACACAACCTTGTCGGGCAGGTCACAAGTAACTGCGCTGGGTGGGGCGAGTTACAGCTTCAACGACAGCGTATTGAAGGACCCCAATGGATTATTGCAAGGTGCTCATCCGTCGCAATTAGAATCGGCCAACCTGAATCCTTCGGTGGGAGGTGGAAAGTTACCCCCAATACAAGCTAGTCAACGTACACCCAACACACCTTACACCGTCTATAGTCAATCACTCATCAACAATAGATTCAGCCCTGACAAACCCTTCCCATCGTCGCTTGATGATTCAGAGGCTCGCATCCATGCCTTTAACGCAAAGACTTACGCTCGCAAGTATCCCATGGGACAGAGTCTTGGTCCCGAGGACGCTCGCGACGTTTCACCCGGCATGTTGGCTCAGGTGGGTATTGCTCTTGGGTCTCGTGCATCAGGTGAACCCACTGCGGCTTCTGAAGTTAACCCTGCGGGCGGCACCGCGAGCGCGTTTGCTTTGCTCCCAGGTCTTGCACAGCTTGGAGTATCACACGTCGCGCTTGATCAAGGAGACATGTCTGCTGAGGCTGCGCTTAAACAGGTCAATCAGGATCTCGATATCAATAACTTGATCGATCCGTCTGCTCACTCCTATGGGTCGTACAATAACCCACTTGATCCATTCGGTGGTTACGGCATGTCGAATCTCGGCATGATCCTTCTCGCAATCGCTTTGGTCATTGCCTTGAGCCTTCTGCTTTTTTTATTCTACGCACTGCTACAGTTCGGCAACGGAAATCAAGCGAAGCCCGCCGACGCAAAGCAAAATGTGACAGTGTGGGAAGAAGCCGAAGATACACTGGGTAGAAGACCGTACGGTCGTAGCATTGCGGATCCCAATGCAGATTACAGCACATTTGCTGGAATAATCAAGGCTTTGATATCACACAAAATTGGACTTTGGAGTTTTTTGGGATTGAGCAGGACTGCGAATCCCACCGACGCATGTTTAGCGCGTGGTTCTCTAGCTTTTTTTGGTGTTACTGAGCAAGGTAAAGACGCTAATTCTCTAAAAGAAGCGGGTGAAGCTCTATTGACGATCGCGCAGACGCCTGGGTACTATGTCGTAGTCGCACGATCAGTCGTCAATTCTTTCATCAAGATGGGGGAAGACATAGCGCGAATCGCAAAGACTTTTGCTGCTGATAATCCTGTGGGTGGGATACAGGGCATATTGACGTTTCTCCTTACGCTACGTGAAGCTCGATTTATTCGAGTGGTCGATGTATTTTGCAGGTTGGGAGACACACTTTTAAACGGCGATAAGTTGGCCCGCGGCGGTACACCGACAGAAGATGAACCTGATGCATTGAGCCGCGGTGGCGGAATTAGATTCATAACGGTTCTTGACTCTACTCCCAAAAACGGCAGTCGATCCATGATGAATCGTTTGTATAAGGGTGATGGTAAAAAAATAACGGACTTGGGATGGTCTTCATGGACTGCTCCCGACCTATATCTTGAACCTGATCTCATCAAAAAAACAAAAACAAGAGCAAAAAATAATGATGGGTGGGGTGTTCCTGACGATGAATCTATATTGAAAGACCCTGGTAGATTATCGCTTTCCAATCGCCCAAGTATAAAAGACGAGACAAGTGCTGAATCTGGTAGAATAAGTCAAGGTGACAGAGAGACATTTGAAACGCAACTTGACGCTGAATACATGCCATTTTATATTCATGACGTCAGGACTAACGAAATTCTCAGTTTTCACGCGTTTCTTGATGGATTGACTGAATCTTACGCTGCAAGTTATGATTCAACTGAGGCTTTTGGTCGCGTCGAACCCATAAAAACTTACAAGGGCACGACTAGAAAACTTGATTTTTCATTCTTCATTGTTGCTACAAGCAAACTTGATTTTGACACGCTTTGGACAAAAATCAATAAACTTACTACATTAGTGTACCCACAATTCACACAAGGTCGCGATTTGCATGATTCAACAGGAGCGTATAAATTGTATGCTCCCTTCAGTCAAACGATATCAGCTGCCCCTCTTGTTCGAGTGAGAATAGGGGACCTCATTACGTCAAACTATTCAAGATATGATTTAGCAAGAATATTTGGGTATGGATACAAAGACACTATATTCGGAAGTAAAAAACTATCAGAAGATCTGGCAGGTGTCGCACCCGTCGACGAGGCAAAAATAAGACAAGACATTTCGTTCGGCCCCGGAGCTCGTTGGCTCACTAGTGATCCAGTTTATTGTATTGAACTTGACGGCACCAGATCCTACAAGGATGGCGCCAACTTGTTCAACTTTGTATATAAAGCCAGAGGTCCTGAAGAACGCATTCCTGCTCACCAGGCCAACCCTGAGGACTTTGGGAAATTGCTAAGAGACGCAAGAGCTCAAAATCCCGACTACGAAAGTAAGCTGTGGCAGGTATCTGACTCCAAATTGCAGACGATGTGTGAGCTGTCGGTCATAACAAAAAATAAAATTGACGCTAAGATAAAAGAGGATGCAAATACAAGAAAAAATGCTATAGACAAAATTGTAAATCAGGTAACTGGAAGCAGCGAATATAACACTAACGCCGATCAATTCATGAAACCATCTAACAACACAATCGTCAAGTCGTTCGAATCTTCTGGGGGCAGAGGTCTCCCGGGTTTCATTGAATCCCTCGGGTTTGAGTGGTTTGGATCTCAACGGTGGGGCCCGGCGATAAATGACGCAGAAGTCACGGGCAAGAGAGCGCCTATGATGTGCAAAGTGTCAATTAGCTTCTCGCCGTTCCATGATATTACTCCTGGTCTTGACCACCTTGGGTACAATAGAGCTCCCATTTACAAGGTTGGGCATTTCGCACCAAAGTTCGAACCAAAGAAGGAATAACGGTATTGACGATGGCAGTGAATAGCAGATACTCTAACGACGACACGATAAACCTCGGACAACAGCTCGGGACTGCCCACTCCGCTAAAGTCTTGCGTTTTGCTCTGAAGCAAGGTATCATATCTGTTCGGAAGACAATCATAGCGACGGGTAGTGATCGTTTAGACTCTTTGGCAGGAGCCCTATACGGTGACTCAAGATACTGGTGGGTTCTAGCAGCTGCATCTGACATTGGGTGGGGCATGCAGGTGCCTCCCGGCACCGTCATAAATGTGCTCGACATTTCCGACGTGGTGAGGCTCGTGTAATCATGGCTAACGACCCTAATTCGTCACCTTTTCAGCAATTACTCGATTATTATCGAGTGTTGGCGCCCTCGGGATTTTCTAAGAACATTAGTCAACCCAACGACCTTAGCAGAAAAGAAATTGAAGACGATGTTAACAGGCTCATACTCGACAAGAACGGAACTTTCTTTTGCTACGACGACGACACACAAGGTGAACAGAGCATAAAGACAAAGCTGAAAAGTAAGGAGGCCAAAGGCAGTAACTCCGCTCCACGGCAGGACATCATTCACGGACTTTCGAATAGTAGCAACTCTGACAGCAGCAGTCTGATATCCGGAGACGAGTATTTTAAGGGTGTCAAGCACAACAACTCTACCGTAGACGTCAAGTCATTGAACGATTTTGCACCCTCCATCGCCGCTCTTTCAAAAGAGGGAGACGCGCGGATCCGAAATTTCAAGACCTCAGCGATTATTACGCGCAATGCTTTGATATCTCCAGCTACTCGCGGCACCGAGTACACAGATCTTTTTCTGAACTATACACCTCCAACGGTCGCAAATTCTCTAATACCCCATCTTGATGTGGGGTTTGAGATCACGAATCAGAATCCCGAATACATCACTTCACCCAGTGTGATGAGATTCTTGCTTGGGACACCCAAGGTAAATGATCTTACGGGAGCGGACGAAGTTTTGTATGGTGCAAACAACATTAAGAATGTTTCAACGACTTATGAGTACCAGCAAGACAACAAAAAGAATTTGGCCGCAAAAGTATCGACTTCTGCGTATACGGGGATGGAATCTTTCCTCCTGCCGCAGGGACTTACTAACTTTGAAAGACTCGGAGTTTCAACGAGTAGGCTCGTTCAGGCAAAGCCCTTTTTGCCCTTTGCTTCGATAGAGGGATTCGACGTTACAATTGGCAGCGCGGGATCGGGAGCGTTCTCTACTAAAAAAGGATCTTTGAAGCTAAAAATTCATGATAAGAGTCGGATATCGGAATTTTCAGAATTCATACGCGGGTCTGTGGGATATCATGATGCAATAGTCTGGACGACCTATGGATGGATGGCACCCAAGAAAAATGGGTCTGACAAAGACAATGAATACGCTGATTTTATCAATTCTCACATGCTCGTCCGTGACGTTTGGACAGTTTCAAATTCACAATTTTCCTTCGACTCCAATGGTCAGGTGTCTTTAACCATTGAGTTATACATCAAGTCAACGAAAGAACTACAGACTGTTGATATCTCAATGGGCGAGAGTATCAACGGGCAGATGTATCGATATAACAAGGCTTTGCAAGCAATATCAGAAATAAGAAACAAGATAACACAGGGCACAACACCCTTTGCTGTAAAGATGCAAAAAGATCAGATACTCAACGCAGCTGCATCAGACGGAATCTTCAAAGAACTCGAAGATAAGGGTGATTTTGGTACAGCACTAAACAATCTGATTAATCAGATTAACGCAACAGGCGTTCTAACTGCAGACGAGCTTAAAAGTTTTAGCGATAACATAAAGTCTCTAGCAGGTAAGACAAAAGATGACGCAGGAAAAACTCTTCCTGATCTCAGCTTCAAGGCGTTGAGAAGCTCGGCAGGAAACGCAGTGCAAGCAAAATTCAGCAACCTGCTCAATGGACCTGACCCATTTTTAGCTGACGGGGAGAGAAACAAAAACAAGCCTGAGTATTTCGAACCCGAGCTTATCAAAGAAATAAGCAAGTGGAAGAAGGCGGGCTCTGAACGACAAGCTAAAATTAACCAAGCTAAAGAGACGACAAGATTGAACATCGCAAGTGGAGCGGGTGTCGTTTCATTCGGCAAGCTTTTCATGGAATTCGTGGCGCCTGCAATCGCTCACGTGGGGGTTTGTGATGAATTGCAGGTGATATTCTACGGTCTGAATGAATCATGTGGTCCCATGAGCAGTCACTCTGTTGCCGAATTTCCGATCGACTTGACAAAACTTGCGTACGCCTACCTCGACGAAATCAAGAATACTAAAGCTCCCGTTCTCACGATCCAATCTTTCCTCAAGATAATAGTCGAGAGTCAGTTTGCGGATCAGACATCTATCGGGTACGGCATGAGCGAACTCTTCCAACCGTTCGACCCCGACAAAAACCCCAAATCCGCGCAAGAACCCAAAAAGGGATCGTATGACACTGGGATAGCAAAGTGGTCCCGTGATTGGGGTGATTTCAAGCCGCCCATAATTGAGATGTATTTTGAGCAAGGTGTCCCCGGCGAAGGAGCACTGCAGAAAAGTATAATCTCACAGTTGAAAGCAAACATCAATAGCCAGCGATACAACGCAAGCGTACCGGGAGCAACTGCTCCGTCCACAGACAATAGATACTTCATCAAAAGGATACACATCTACGACAGACAGAACAACCCCCATCGCCTAATGCAGTCCGTGATTGACAACGGGCAAGGAGGGTTCTTACTCGGTGCTTTCAATAAGGGTAAAATTAGAAGTAGAATCGTTTCCCGAGTAGGCGAATTGTCTAAAGCAGATTTGGAGCAGATCAACAAAGACATCCAAGATAGTCAAGGTGGTGGTAACTCAGAGTCCCAGGCAAATGCAAAGGCAAGACTCAAGAAGAGGTACTACGACTTGGCACATCAGATTTACAAGAACAATGAAAATCCTCGTGCTAACTTAGAATTGATTGATCTATCGGGCAAAGAAGCTTTTGAACTCACAAAAGACCGCAAGGCGCTCAAACAATTCCTGATGCGTGGGGTGCCATGTCTCGTATTGGGCACCAATGGCTCTCTTGTATATTCAGCAAACCTTGCGTCGAAAACGGATGGCCTACAAGGCACCCTCAATTTAATGAATGCGCTTAAGGGAACACCATCAAATGCTGCTGGGCCCCCAGCAGGTCCGCTGGAGGGGCCCGGCGGCTTTCCCGTGATGCGTTCAGTACCAGCATCGATCACCGTGTCGTCCGCCGGGATACCCTACGCCCAGTTATTCCAGACCTACTTCATAGACTTCGACACAGGCACTACACTCGACAACCTGTATAGTGCCTCTCAGATACAACACTCGATCTCACCCGGAAAGTTCACAACTCAATGGACTTTCACGTACACTGATGGATACGGCAAGTTCTCTGCTCCGCCGTCTCTTGCTGCTACAGTCACTGATGCACTTGAGGGCGAACTTCAGACTCAAATTCAAAAATTGGGTATAAAAGGAAGCGGCCCTAAGTGAAAAATAAGTGCTTGATGTGTTACAGTGGCTCCCATGCGGCGCTTCTGCATCGACTCTTCCCTCCTCGGATCTCCCCGGCACATCGTCGGGGATGCTGAGGGATACACATGGTCTGAATCGGTCCCTCGCGACTCTTGGCATCTGACAGGTGAGACTAAGAGTTCACCCGCGGCCCGATGCCTCGATACACTGCTCCGTCTCGACGGGATCGAGCTCCCATCTGTTCCTCCTCGATACACGGCTGCATTCCGCACTCTCACCACTGGGTCGATCTCCCCGCCGTGGATGCACATGTTGCCCCAGGAGACCTTCAGAGAATACTTCAAAAACCTGGTGGGGACAATCTCATCTTCTTTTTCAAGATTACCCTTTGAGTACTACGAGAGTGCCTGGGTAGCCGGTTCTCGGGTGCTTGCTGCTCTCAGGCCCGCCCGTGTTGATCCTCTTGCCCTGCAGGTTCTCATTGATGCCGGCGGTGGCAATACACCCGTGCTCGAGGGGTTCAGGCCGAAGCGGAGTGGGGCAGCGCATCCCACCCTGTACGATCGATTCTCGACCCGCACCGGACGCCTCACTGTCACCGAGGGACCCAACATCCTCACCCTTAAGAAGGAAGCGCGTGGGATCCTACGCTCGACGTGGGAAGGCGGCCGCATCTATTCTCTTGATTTCCGGGCGCTGGAAGCTCGGGTGGTGCTGGCCGAGGCAGGTCAGTCGTCGACTGCAGGTGACATGTATGCTGAGATCGCCGAGGACCTGTTTGGCGGTCGGGTGCCCCGTGACGCCGTGAAGACCGCCGTGATCGCCGAGCTGTACGGAATCTCAAGGGCAGCACTCCGCCTCAGGCTGGGTGTGTCAGAGAGTGAAGTGGACGGGTTCATCTCCACGATCCAGAGCCACTTCAAGGTCGACTCTCTCCGCCGTCGGCTCAAGGAGGAGGTGGTGGGTGGTGGTCGGATCACGAATCGCTTCGGCCGAAAGATCCACGTTCCATCCGATCATGACAACCTGCTCGTTAATTCCTATGCCCAATCTACCGGGGTCGACGTTGCCATGCTGGGTTTCGACGCGGTCCTGAGAGGGTTGGGGTCCGATGGGATCCGGCCCATCTTTGTGCTCCACGACGCGATCATCCTTGACGTTGCACCTGAGCGGTTGGAAGACGTGGCACACTTCGTCGGTGTGCAGGTCCCAGGATATGAGGTGCCGTTTCCGCTGAAGCTAGAAAATCTTTGATACATTGTCGGAATCTGCTTTAGTGTCATTGTCATGAGTCTATCACCCGAAGCAATCGCGTCTAACTTTGACAAGTACCGCCAACTGATGGAGACCCTGGGAGATCGTGCCCCCGCTGCACTTGCAATGGTCGATGCCATGGGCGAACAACTCGCTCTGTGCCCAGCTTCGTCGCGGAAAGAGTATCATAATGCATTTCCCGGCGGATTGGTAGAACACTCGCTGAGAGTTCTTACGAATGCGATGCGCCTCGTCAAGGCATACGGATGGGACGTCCCGAAGGATTCACTCATCGTCAGCTGTCTCCTCCATGACATCGGCAAGGTGGGGCTTGCAAACGACGACGGCACGGTATCTGACTATTACGTACCACAGGACTCTGATTGGCACCGCGAGAAGTTGGGTGAGATGTACAAACACAACAAGGACATGCAATTCATGTCGACCCCCCAGCGTTCAGTCCATCTGTGCCAGCAGTTCGGACTTCGACTCAAGACAGATGAATACCTTGCCATCCTTCTCAATGACGGGTTCGTCCTCGACGAGAACAAGCCGTACTGTCTGAAGACGAGCCCGCTTGTTTACGCCGTGATGACAGCTGACTACATTTCAACGATGCAAGAGAAGCCCGGCACGGTGGGCTGGAAGTGAAAGGAAGAGAGATCCACAATGGTAACGTTGAACGATAAGCGCTCGGTTGTTCTGAAGCATGTCCTCAAGGTTGCAGGTGAAGTCCTGCAAGTCGATGGCGAGGAGTGGTTTTCACCCGCCCTCAACACTTGCACAAGGGATGACTGGTCCGTCACAGAGAAGCTGAACTCTGAGTGGATTGGATCAGCTCAGACGACAGCTGACGAGGCAAAGCTGTACACCAGCAGTGAATATGTCCTTGACATCTGCAAGTGCTACACCCACTATACGAAGGCCAGTGTCAAGCAGACTGTCAACGGTCTTCTAGACATCCGCAAGGAGATTCCAAACTTTGCCGATGATTGGACGTTTGTCGATTACTTTGCGGGTGTGGGTCTCAGCTCGATCTATCTTGCTCAGCAGCTTACTGCGGCGGGTATCAATGCCAAGGTCGTCTATCACAACAGCGCAAATAACAAGTCACAGGTCGAGTTAGCAAAGAGGTTTGCAAAGGAATTTGGTTCTCCACAGAACCTCAGCATGCACTTGAAGCCCACCCAGCCAAAGGCAGACTGTTACCTGTTCTATGAGGTCTTTGAGCACATGAGGGAGCCGTGGGATTTTGTAGGTGATCTCTTGAAGAAGCAGCAACCCAAGTGCCTCGTCCATGTCAGCCGCTTCAACCTGCCCCATTTCTCAGGTCACTTCAAGGATTACACATTCGACGGTAGAGTCCTCACAGGTAAGAAGGCAACTCGCGAATTCGAGAGTCGATTCAAGAGTGAGGGGTACATTCGAACGACAATCCCGCAGCAGTTCAACGGCACACCCAGCATGCATATTCGTAAGGACTTGCTACCTGGATCTGTCACGATCAAGAATTACCGTTGGGATCTCAAGGCTCAGCGCAAGGCAGAAAAAGCTGTTGCAACCCCCTGAAATTGCTACAAGTATATACATATTGAATCATGTATGACTTGCTAAGAAAGTACATCGTGGAGTCCCTCGCTGAAGTGCAGGGTTCTCCACGTGTTGCTAATCAGCTCATCCCCAAGGGCGGTAATGGCAAAAAGAAGGAAGAGGAATCGGAAGAGGCTGAGAACGAGAGTGACCTCGACGAGATGAACGTCGCGGCTAACATTGCAGGATTCACAGGCCCGCTCGGCGCTAGCGCTGATGACATGGGCAAGAACCCCGTGCGACCAGGTGGTAAGCTGAAGAAGCGCAAGAAAAACTTCGTGCGTTGGAAGTAAGATCACCTGTCGAATAAAAGTTAGTTCCTCCTGTGCACAGTTGAGGGCTCTCAATATAGGTTGTGGACCTAGGAATGCTGATTGACTCCGCATGTTGCGGTACAGTCACGTCTTAGTTCACGTTTGAAAAGGAAAAGGCAAAGGAAATGGCAATCGATCTAGAAGCAATCAAGAAGCGTGTGGCAGAGCTGAGCGGTGTGAAGCGGACCTCTTCGGTCCAGATGTGGAAGCCCACTCTGGGTGAGTACAAGATCCGCTGTCTACCGTGGAAGAACGCGGCGGAGGGTCAGCCCTTCACTGAGCGTTGGTTCTATTACATCGGTGAGAACGCGGGCATCCTGGCTCCAAATCAGTTTGGAAAGCCGGACCCGATCAATGACCTGATCAAGAAGTTGTACGGCAGCGGCAAGCCGGACGATCGAGTCCTGGCCAAGAAGCTGGCTCCAAAGCTTCGTTGTTACGCCCCAGTCATCGTCCGTGGTGAGGAGGACAAAGGCGTCCTCGTGTGGTCATTCGGTAAGCAAGTATACCAGCGCATGTTGAGCTTCTTCCTTGACGAGGAGGTGGGTGACATCCTCTCTCCATCCGAGGGCTTCGATCTCAAGGTGTCAATCACCAAGGCACCAGGTAAGCAGTTCAACGACACTACGGTCGATCCTGCTCGTCGTCCGACGAAGCTGCATGAGGACTCAGGTGTCTCTCAAAAGTGGCTCGAATCGATTCCAAGCATCGATGACATGTACCGACTCAAGTCGACCGAGGAGATTGAGAACATCCTTAATCGCTGGCTCAACGGTGGTGAGGAGCCTACCCAGTCCGGCGGTGAGACGCGTGGTCCCGCACCAGCCGATGAGCTGGAGAACCTCGCAGCCGAGCTGAAGACCTCAGCACCAGCTGAGAAGAAGGCGCCAGCCAAGAAGCCAGAGGTCAAGAAGTCATCACTTGATGACGCCTTTGCTGAGCTGATGGGCGACGACTGATCTAACAATAGAAGCAATGTGCGACCGTGGTGTGAAACATCTCCACGGTCGTGCAGTATTTTCCACCTGATAGGAGTCACATGGCTAGGAATAAAGCAACAGCAGATGCCTTTGAAGAAGCAGGAATCTCAGATTCGAAGTCTAAGAAGTCTGACGTCGATGATATGATGAAGGATCTCATTGTGTCGATCAACAAGGAGTTCGGGACTCGGGTGGCATTCAACCTATCAGAGATGGACGCCCCCACGATCGTCAAGCGTTGGATCGACACTGGTTCCCTCCAGCTCAACTACGCAATCAGGAATGCAGCAGAAGGTGGTTATCCCGAAGGTCGCATCATTGAGATCAGCGGTCCGCCTTCTTGTGGTAAGTCACACCTTGCATATCACGCTGCAGCAGTTGCCCAGAAGCTAGGTGGTCTTGTTGTGTATGTCGATACCGAGAATGCGACTCCGGTACAGAAGTTGGCAGACATGGGAATCGATATCAAGCGTAGATTTGTCTATATCGACACACACTGCACTGAGGAGGTGTTCTCGGTCATTGAGTCCACCATCACAAAGGCAAAACAGATCATCGAGAAGAACGTGCCTGTAGTCGTGATTTGGGACTCCGTCGCCGCCACCTCCCCCAAGGCTGAGCTGGATGGTGAGTACGAGGACAACTCGATCGGTCTTCAAGCCCGAGTCATCTCAAAGGGTATGCGAAAGATTACGGGTGTCATTGGTCAAAACAATGTGACTCTCCTGTGTATCAATCAGATCCGTGAGAAGATTGGTGTGATGTATGGTGACCCAACCACGACTCCCGGTGGAAAGGCTATCCCGTTCCACTCGACTATCCGCATTTCACTTACTAGCGGTAATCCAATCAAGGACCCTAAGACGGGTGTTCCCGTCGGCATCCACGTGATTGCAACTGTGAAGAAGAATAAGGTGGCAGCTCCCTTCCGCAAGATTGAGTTCGACATCGTCTTTGGCAAGGGTATCGTAGAAGACGACTACATCTTTGATGAAGTTCGTTCTCACTGCAAGGAGAGCAAGGGCGTTACCCGTGACGGTGTTCACGTTAACATTTCAGGGGAGGGGGCCTGGAAAGAGTTAGCTGTATCCGACCAGAAGACGGGTGAAGTTTTGGTCGAGAAGAAGTTCTACAAATCAGAGTTTGGAAATCTGATGCGTGATGATAAATACAGAAAGTATATTATGATGGCAGTAGACGCAGCATACGTTGCAACCCCAGGCTCGATTCCAGTTCCTAAGGATGCAGAGGAGGTAACATCAGATGAGTAACAATGCAACTCCGTGGATTAGCTACAAGGGTAACTACAAGCCCACATATCAAACCGCAGATTCAGCCGGGTGTGATCTGCAATCAGACGAAGATCTCAGTATTCGACCTGGTGAGTGGAGGGCAGTCTCAACTGGTGTCTATCTTGAGATTCCCACTAACTTCTATGGGCAAGTGTGTCCACGCAGCGGTCTTGCTGCAAGATATGGTGTCACGGTTCTCAACTCACCCGGCATCGTTGATAGTGACTACCGAGGTGAAGTAAAAGTCCTTCTGATCAATCTCGGGAAGGAGGAATATTCCATCAAAAAGGGCGATAGGATTGCCCAGTTGATATTTTTGCCGTGTTTTCAGGGTCGCTTCAGTCAGGTCTCTGAGCTTAGCGTCACTGCACGGGGAGCTGGCGGATTTGGTAGCACGGGTGTAAGATGATGTCTTTTACGTTGGGATTCGTGTTTGCAATTGGATATGCTCTTGGTAGGATCGATACGATCGTCTCAATGCTCAAAAAGAAAGAGTCTGATTCTTTCGTCGCCGGTGTCAATCGTGAGCAAAAGAAGTCGTTCACCCGCCGCGCAGTCGACATCGATGAATCAAAGTTTGTGACTGATGTTTCCACTACTAGTCTCAAGTCAGGAGGCGCCTCTCTAGGAACAGTCACACAGACAAAAGATGATATTTCATCTGCAACCAATAAGTTGGCACAGCTCAAGAAAGCGAAAGGTTAGAAATGGCAAAGGGTCTAGACGTCGGTACATCGTTCATCGTCCTCTCATCGGAGGGCAAGGGCAACAAGGTAGAGTACAAGGACTTTCGTGATGCCTTCTACGTCATTAAGCCCTCGACGCCGATTGCTTCAAAGATGATTGAAAAGGGTTTAGCTGGTAAGACTTTCGTCAAGGACGAAGACGGCTCCTACATCATCCTGGGCAAGGACGCGATTGAGAAGGCTGTAGAGAGGAATGACTCTGCAAAGCGTCCCATGTATCGGGGTGTTGTCTCTTCGAAGGAGAAAGACGCAAGACGAGTACTTGCCTACATCCTAAAGGAAGTCGTGGGTCAATCTTCATCTGAGAACGAGAAGCTCGTCTTCTGTGTCCCAGCGCAGCCCGTCGATCAGGAGGACGAGGACTTCGACGTCGGTTATCACGAGGACGTAGTGAAGAAGGTCCTGCAAGAGTGCGGTTATGAGGCAAGGGCAATCAATGAAGCTGAGGCCCTGTGCTATTCAGAGCTTGCTGACGATGATTACACCGGTGTTGCCCTATCGTGGGGAGCAGGCATGGTGAACGTCTGTGTCATGTTGAATGGTGAGCCTGTACTCAAGTTCTCCACCACCAAGAGCGGTGATTGGGTTGACCGTATGTCAGCAGTTGCTACAGGCGAGACCGATTCAATCGTCCAGGCCGAGAAGGAGCAGGGCGATTTTACTGTGGGGCAGCCCAACGATAATCAGGTTCTCTCCGCAGTTGCTTCATACTACGACCGTCTCATTGATTACACGACGAAGCAGCTTGCATCCGCACTTGAGGGCCATAAGGCGCTTCCCAAGTTCAAGGACCCACTGCCCGTCGTCGTTGCAGGCGGTACTTCAAAGCCCAAGGGTTTCGTTGAGGTATTCAAGGCAAAGCTCGAATCGAACGGATTCCCACTTCCCGTCAAGGAGGTCCGGCATGCCGCTGATCCCCTGCACGCAGTGGCCCGTGGCTGCCTCATCGCGGCCCAGATCCTTTGATCAACTTTGTACTGCCCTATCACTTGGGGGTAGATTAGAGATATGCAGCAGGATCGTCCTGTCTTCATAATTGACGGCATGAATGCGTATCTTCGTGCATACTCAGCGTTCCCGACCGTCAGTTCCCATGGATACCAGATGGGAGGTTGCATCGGGTTCTTGAAGTCTCTGCAGCGTCTGTGTCGTGAGTTCCAGCCCTATCGAGTCTATATCGCATGGGAGGGTGGAGGTTCACAACGCAGACGCAAGATCTATCCTGAATACAAGATGCACCGTCGTCCCGGGCGCCTGAATCGGTTCTATGAAGACGATATACCTGACACTGAAGAGAACAAGCACCATCAGCTCGTCACCCTGTTGTCAATGCTGAAAAACGTTCCCGTGTGTCAGGTATATGTGTCAGACTGCGAAGGCGATGACATCATCGCCCATCTCTGCAAGGGTCCGCTGCGCAATGAGGGGGACAAGATCATCGTCTCTGCGGACAAGGACATGTACCAACTCCTCGGAGCTGGGGTGAGGATCTATTCTCTCTATAGAAAGAAGTTTGTTACTGACGAAGATCTGTTTGAGGAGTTTAGGGTCAAGTCGCATAATTTTGCAATTGCCAAATGTCTCTGCGGCGATGATTCAGACAATATCCCTGGTGTCAAGGGGCTGGGTTATAAGACCGTCGCGAAGAGGTTCCCCATGCTGGGGGGTGATTCAACGGTCATCCTACAGGAAGTGATCGATTACGCCGCGAGTCATGCCTCTGATGCCGCAGCGTACAAGAGGGTGTACGAGGACGCAGAGCTGGTCCGCAGAAATTGGCAGCTGATTCACCTCGACGGCAGCATGCTCTCGCCTGACCAAGCAAAACGTATCGATTATGCAGTAGATACATTCGCCCCCGCAGTCAATAGGATGGGGTTGATTAGACAGTTAGTGAAGGAGGGGATCCCCGACTTTGATATCGAGGGATTCTTCTACGATCTATCAAGTATTGAAGGTTCACGTAAGCCTTCGGAGCAAAAATGACTCAAGAGATTGAACAGAAGACAGGGGTATCCTTTAGCCAGTTTGGCAAGTCTTTTCAGGAGAAGCTTGGACAAGCACTCTTGGTTGATCACAAGTATGCCGAGCAGATGATGGAAGTCATTGACATCTCATACTTCGAGGTGAACTATCTGAAGTTTCTTGCGGACCGATACTTTGCGTATTCTAAGAAATACAAGGTGTTTCCCACACTCCAGCTCCTCGTCACTATCATCCGTGACGAGCTGAAGACTGGGACCGATATCATTCTTCGGGATCAGATCGTTGACTATCTTCAACGCATGAAGGCAAACCCAGATCCAGGAGATCTAGAATACGTCAAGGAGAAGTCGCTTGAATTCTGTCGAAAGCAGGCTCTCAAGAAGGCACTCGAATCTGCAGTCGATCAGATGCAAGCTAACAAGTATGAGTCCATCGTGGAGACCATCAAGAAGGCGGTCCAGGTTGGAACTGCTCCTTCGGTCGGCCACGACTTCTTCAACGAGATGGATGCGCGCTTTACTCTTCTTAAGCGCGACACAATTCCAACTCGAATCCCAGAGCTCGATAAGAAGGAGATCCTCAACGGCGGCAGCGGTAAGGGCGAGCTCCTCTGCGTCGTTGGCGCTAGCGGTTCAGGAAAATCGCATTGGCTCACCATGATCGGTGCCAACGCCCTCCGCGAAGGTAAGAACGTCCTCCACTATACCTTCGAGTTGTCGGAGACAGCGGTCGGCATCCGTTACGACTCCAACCTGTGCGACATCGATTCCAACGAGGTGATGGACCGTAAGGAGGAGGTCAAGAAGTTCTACGATGACAATCGACTTGGTCGGTTGTTCATCAAAGAATATCCGACAAATACGGCCTCTATATACACCATCAAGTCCCACATTGAACGTCTCGACCTAAAGGGATTCAAGCCAGACATCATCATCATCGACTATGCCGACATCATGAGGTCGACGAGGCAGTTTGACTCTCTTCGTCATGAACTCAAGCTGGTGTACGAGGAACTTCGAGGTCTCGCAATGGAGCTCGGCGTTCCGATCTGGACGGCGTCGCAGTCCAACAAGGAGGGTGCCAATGCTGAGGTCATCGACATGACCAACATGTCCGAGGCCTACGGTAAGGCGATGATCTGTGACCTCATCGTGTCGGTGTCTCGTCGACCCCACGAGAAAGCAAGCGGCTGGGGTCGTCTCTACATTGCGAAGAACCGAGCCGGTCGAGACGGTCTCGTGTTCCCCCTCAAGATGAACACCGCCCGAAGCAAGTTTGAGATTGTGGGAGAGAATGATGTGCCTGATGTCGGATCAACAGCTGTCACTGAAGATGAGGCACAGAGACAGGCGCTTCGGGCAAAGTGGCGGGAATTAAAGCAAGAGTTTAATACAAAGCCCAACGGGAAATCTGAACGTCACGCCGACGTTGTATAGTTAGCAAACCGGAGTCTACTGAATGACACACACAAGAGAAGAGTCATACGCAGCATCACTAGAGTACTTCGGCGGAGACGAGCTTGCCGCTTCAGTCTTTGTCGACAAGTACGCACTCAAGGACCTACAGGGCAATTTGCTAGAGATGACTCCGGCAGACATGCACAGGCGCCTTGCCAAGGAGTTTGCCCGTATTGAGGCAAAATATCCCAATCCGATGTCGGAAGATGAGATCTTTGGTTATCTCAACGACTGGAGCATCGTCCCGCAAGGTTCTCCGATGTCTGCAATCGGTAACCCCTACCAGTACCAATCCCTCTCCAACTGCTTCGTCATCCAGTCACCCTATGACTCTTATGCTGGGATTCTCAAGGCGGACCAGGAACAGGCACAGATCATGAAGCGCCGCGGCGGTGTCGGCTTCGACATCTCCACCATCCGGCCCAAGGGCCTCTATACGGCCAATGCAGCACGTACCACCGACGGCATCGGTGTCTTCATGGAGAGGTTCTCCAACACCTGCCGCGAGGTGGCACAGGGTGGAAGAAGGGGTGCATTGATGCTGACCATTGATGTTCACCACCCCGAGATCCGCACCTTTGTTAACATCAAGCGTGACCTCAAGAAGGTCACCGGCGCTAACATCTCTATCAAGCTGTCGGACGAATTCATGCAGGCAGTGAAGGACGGCGGCAAGGTTCACTTGCGCTTCCCAGTTCAAAAGGATGCGAAGCACACTGTGGAGGATTGGGTCGACGCAAAACAGCTGTGGCATGAGATCATTGAGGCGGCATGGGCATCTGCTGAGCCCGGACTTCTCTTCTGGGATACCGTCAAGAAGCGCACTCCGACGGAATGCTATGAGGCGTTTAAGTCAGTCTCGACGAATCCGTGTCTTGCGTATGATACGCAGATTGCTGTTGCCGACGGCCGCGGCTACGTTTCTATCGGCGACCTAGCTGCTGCTGGCTTGGACGTGCCAGTCTATGCTCACGACAATGACACGGGTAGGATCGTTGTAAAGACCATGAGGAACCCGCGTCGCACTGGCGAGAAGATGCCCATCTACAAAGTCACGATCGAAGGAGGCCACACTTTCAAGGCGACCGGCAACCACACGATGATACTTCGTGACGGAACACGGAAGACAGTGCAGGATCTACAACCAGGAGATCAGTTGATGATCTCAAAGCGCACTGAGCGTACCCTCGTAGAAATAAGCCCAACTATCAGAACTAATAATCCAAATCACTATGTGACGATCGAAAACAGCACAGGCTCTCGCTCCGAGCACAGGCTGATTTGGGAGTTTCATAATGGCGCTGTGCCTTCTGGGCATGTCATCCACCATGTTAACTTTAACTCAAAAGATAATCGTCTTCAAAATTTGAAGTGTATGGAATTTAAAGCCCATCAGGAACTACATGCTTCTATGATGAGAGGCGAGAAAAACCCCATCTTTAAGATCAAAGCAGATCCTGCGAGGTTATCCGCATACTCCGCAAAGATGTCGCAATCCGTCTCGGGGGAAAATAATCCAAGAGCATACGATGTTAGCAATGAAGAACTGATGAATCACATTAAAGCTCTCGCTTCTTCTCTGGGTCGTCGTCCAAGCGGCGGTGACTGGGAGAACTATGCTGCACAAAATTCATTGCCTAGGCTTTTGAACTCTTTTAGACTCGGCGGCAAGAAATTCTCGCAGGTCACAGCTGAGATTTCTGATGATCTTGGTATTGCAAGCGAGCTGACATCTGCAGATCCACGAACAGCTTCACGAGCTCTCGAAGCTCAAGAGTCAGGATACACGTGGAGAATCTTGGATAAAGAGTTGCAAATTGAGAAGAAGTGTGAGTGGTGTGAAAATAACTTCTGGCTCGCGTATGACAGGAGAGAGATTTCTTTCTGCGGTCATTCATGCTCAAACTATTATGCGAATCGCAAGGCAGGTAAAAACTCTGTTCGAGCAGCAACACTGCAGAAGCTGCACGAAGAAAGAGGTACGAAGAAAAGAATTGATCAGCTGAATGTCTATACGAAGCTGCGATTTGATCTCGGAAGAGACCCACTACGCAGTGAGTGGGAAGAGCTGTGTAAGACAAACAACGTTTCTGCAAGGTTAGGAACAAAAAATGGTTTCTCATCGTGGAAGAAGCTGAAGTCTGAGGCTTCGCTTCACAATCACCGCGTCATATCTGTTGAGCTCGATGGACACGAAGACGTGTATAACGGAACAGTCGATGATGTTCACAATTTCTTCTTCGGTGGATGGAAAGAAGACAATAATGAACAAATACAAGTACTTAGCGAAAATTGCGGAGAAATCGTCCTGAGTCCGTATGACAGCTGCCGCCTCCTACTCGTCAATGTCTACAATTTCGTCAATAATCCGTTCACGTCTGCTGCATCCTTCGACCAAAAGGGTTACAACGAGGCGGTGCAGAAGGCGCAGAGACTAATGGATGACCTCATCGATCTGGAGTTGGAAGCTGTCGACAAGATTATCTCCAAGATTCAAAATGATCCTGAACCCGATGACGTGAAGCGAGGAGAACTCGAACTATGGGGCAAGATCAAGACGGCTGCAATCAACGGCCGCCGCACCGGCCTCGGCATCACAGCTCTCGGTGACACTTTGGCTGCCATGAACTTCGTCTATGGTTCTGATAAATCCATTCAAATGACGGAGACAGTCTACCGCACCTTGGCAGTCAACGCATATAAATCATCAGTCCAGATGGCTGCGGAACGTGGAGCATTTCCCGTCTTCGATCTCAAAGCTGAACAGGACCATCCATTCATCCAGCAGGTCACGTCTCAGGATGAGGATCTAGCTGCTGCTTACACCAAGTATGGTCGCCGCAACATTGCACTCACCACAACGGCACCTGCAGGTTCGGTCTCAGTCCTCACCCAAACCACCTCAGGCATCGAACCTGCGTTCATGCTCTTCTACAAGAGGCGCAAGAAGGTTAACGGTGATGACCCAAGCGTCCGTGTCGACTTCGTCGACCAGCTCGGTGACAAGTGGCAGGAATATATGGTTTACCACCACGCCTTCAAGAAGTGGATGGATGTTAACCACAAGACCGAGGCACAAGCCAATGAATCTCCCTATGCGGGTGGCACAGCGAATGAGATCGATTGGGTCAAGAAGGTCGATCTTCAGGCGGCGGCACAAAAGTGGATCTGCCACTCAATCAGCAATACGACTAACATTCCAAATTCTACTACCGTCGATGTTGTTAAGGACATCTACATGAGGGGGTGGGAGACAGGTTGCAAGGGCGTCACAGTTTATCGTGACGGCTGTCGAAGCGGAGTCCTTGTAGCCGATACACCCAAGAAAGAGGAGCCGAAAGTTGACGGTCAACCCAAGACCATCACAGAAAATCATGCGCCAAAGAGACCAAAGGAACTACCTTGTGATATTCATAGAATAAACGTGCGTGGACACGATGGCTCAGAGTCGTACCTCGTCCTGGTGGGTAAGATGGACGGGCAGCCTTATGAGGTCTTCTGCGGACTATCACAACACGTCGAGGTGCCCAAGAAGTCGAAGGCCGGCACACTTCTCAAGAACGGCAAGAAGGACGGAGTCGCAACATACAATCTTTCAATCCCAGTGGGAGATGACGATCACTTACTCTTCAAGAATGTGGTCGAGCTATTCGACAATCCCAATCACGGTGCAGTGACCCGTACGATTTCACTTGCCCTGCGACATGGAGTTCCTGTCAGCTATGTCTGTGAGCAGTTGCAGAAGGACAAGAATAGTGATATGTACAGCTTCTCAAGGGCTCTGGCTCGAGTGTTGAAGAGCTACATCCCCGATGGCACTAAGTCAGCGTCAGATAAGACTTGCGCTTCCTGTGGAGTAGAAGACGGCCTCGTCTATCAGGAGGGTTGTCTTACCTGCAAAAATTGCGGTAATTCGCGCTGTTCATAACTTACATCTTGAACAACCCATATACTTATTTGACGTGGGAATATGTCAAGTATGCGGATTTGAAGTTGTCAATAACAGAGGCGGTCAGCTAACAAATCACATAAAGAAACTGCACGACATGTCGTTTGAGGATTATGTCGTGCAGTTTCAATTTCACGGGATAGAGCCTAGATGTGCTTGTGGGTTATGTGATGAAAGACCCACATTCAATAGGGGAAAATTTCTATCTTATGCTCTCAATCATCACCATTATGATGAAAGAGAAAGACGTCACAAAGAGAAATTCGGTATTCCTTTATGTGCTGAATGTGGCATGGAAGTTAGTTTTCAACGTGGAATACCTAAAAAATTCTGTTCTCCAAAATGTTCAGGCAAGAACGCAGGATTTTCACTCGATAAAACGCAGAAGAAAATAAAGGAAACTATATCGTCACGATATGGTGTAGATAACGTATCCAAGCTTCTTAGTGTTAAGACAGCAATATCAGCAAAGACACGAGGAAGAACAGGCAGACGTCACACATACACTTCGAAATCTTTGATTAGTAAGGCTTCGAAAGATAGATGGAAAAATGACGAAACCTATCGCTTGCGTATGACAAACATCGAATATTCTCACGAAGAAAGAAGTCGTAGATCTTCTTGGATAAAAGAAAGAAATAAAGATCTGAATTTTAGAGAAAGATTATTTCGTAGCTGTAAGAATCGATTGAGCAAACTTCATCAAAGAATTCGTAATGAAATGAACCTTGATGCGCTTGGGTTTGTATCAGAACAACGTGTTCTCAAATACTTTGCTGATGAGCTAAACGAAGAAAAGAAGATAGTTCTAGAAGTCTACGGCGACTATCCACATGCTAATCCTATGAAATACGACCCCGATTTTATTATAAAAATGCCAGGACAGTCATATACAGCATTTGAGAAGCGCGCCTCAGACGAGGCAAGACGCAAGAACATTGAAGCAGCAGGTTACCGCGTGTTTATCATTTGGGAGTCTGATGATATTCAGATGAAAAGAATGGAACTGGAGAACTTTCTCTCTCAGTGCAATATTTAGCGTAGAGGCTAACATGACGCTTTCAAGACGACAGACCAACAGCATCGCAGGCATTCTCAATTCTGACCAAGAGCTCCTCCGTGAGGCTTCACGTCTCCGTCAAAAGATGTTGTCGAACTCGATGCGCAACGAGCGCCTCACCGAGAACAAGAACCCTGACGGCTTTGAGAAAGAGGTCGAAGCAGTAATCGCTGAGGGCACCACGGACGAGGCACTCAAGTTCCTCGAGACGTTCGACAAGATGCTGTACAAAGAACTTGCGCAGCTCCTACCCATGTACGGTGCCGATAAGACCACTGCTAAAACCCTGATGGATGACCTCGAAGACTTCGATCCTGACGGTCTCCAAGAGATCCAACAGGAATTTGTCAGTGATGTGCTCGCCGCGATGAGAAACTACGCGTCTCAGGCTGCACTGCTCACCTCACATGCCAAGCTAGCAGGTATGGAATCAGAGCTTCCTCCCGGCGGTCCACGTGGCCGCTAAGAGTGACCTCCGCAAGCTCATTGAGGCGGAGGTCAGGAGTGTCCTGAAGGAAGACT